GCCAGAGACCCCTGCGCCGACCGCTCCGGTGGCTGCGCCAGAGACCCCTGCGCCGACCGCTCCGGTGGCTGCGCCAGAGACCCCTGCGCCGACCGCTCCAGTGGCTGCGCCAGAGACCCCTGCGCCGACCGCTCCGGTGGCTGCGCCAGAGACCCCTGCGCCGACCGCTCCGGTGGCTGCGCCAGAGACCCCTGCGCCGACCGCTCCGGTGGCTGCGCCAGAGACCCCTGCGCCGACCGCGCCAGTGGCTCCGCTACTTCCATCGACGCTGAGCGGAGCAAAACCACGCTGGAATAACGGGAGTGAATCCTACACGTTGGAGTTCGCTGATGACGTGGACAAGGCACTGTTCATCGTTAGTCAACCAAAACCAAGCAAGAACGACCAAGCGTATAGAGCTTGGCTCGCTGGGGTGGGCTTTAGCGAGCAAGAAATCAGGACTAAAGGCAGTGAAATAAGAGCTGCCATCAAGGAGCTAACCAGACAGACCAGAGGCGGGACGGTTAGAAACCCCGTAGCGCTCGGTATTCCACGAACAGTGACTGCGCCGACCGCTCCGGTGGCTGCGCCAGAGACCCCTGCGCCGACCGCTCCGGTGGTTGCGCCAGAGACCCCTGCGCCGAAGGTAGGCAAGCGCAAGGGCGCTGCGCCGACCGCTCCGGTGGCTGCGCCTGAGACCCCTGCGCCGAAGGTTGGCAAGCGCAAGGGCGCTGCGCCGACCGCTCCGGTGGCTGCGCCTGAGACCCCTGCGCCGAAGGTTGGCAAGCGCAAGGGCGCTGCGCCGAAGGTAGGCAAGCGCAAGGGCGCTACGCCGACCGCTCCGGTGGCTGCGCCTGAGACCCCTGCGCCGAAGGTTGGCAAGCGCAAGGGCGCTGAACTTGCTTCGGAGAGCACGGGATCGCTTGCTGGTTTGTACGAACGCTACCTAAACACGTTGCAGGATGAGGTGCAACTGGCTTGGCTCAAGGTCGTAAAAGAAATTAGTAATCTGCGTAGACAGTACGGAGATGTGGCCGGGAGCGATTCGTTGCTCTCCAGACTGATTGCCGCCGAACCGTCTATCGAACGAGTGCTGAGGCAGTATACGAAAGACGGCACTATCCCGACGAACGTGGATATGGCGGAAGACGCAAGGCTATCCGATGAGCTGTTCGCCTTCAACAGATTGCGCTTGCACTTTACCGCTGGGACTCTAGGATCGGCTACGTCAGCGTGGGCGCAAGAATTTCGCGGTAGCGCGGCGAGAGGAGGGACTACAGAGAGTGCACTCGAAGCGTTGGCTTCTGATGACCAAAGCGTGCCTGAGTACCTGCGGGTGGCAGCTTCTCTCTTGCTGGACTTGTACAGAAGGCTCGGCATTCCGTTTCCGCGAGCTTCCGTACGGATAAATGAACCTGGAGGGTCTTACAGTCTCGCTCACGTAGTAACGCTTGGCAGCATCGCAAACGCATCCACGCTGATCCACGAGAATCTGCATGCGCTCACTGTCAGGGGACTCGTTAGCCTGACGGAAAAGAACCCAAAGAGAGAAGCTGATATTAAAGAGCTTGCTGATGATTTGTTCCGGCAAGCATCGAAAGCCCTCGGTACTGAAACGTACGTGCTGTCGTCAAGAGGCACAGCAAAGAAGCACAGGGAGCTTGAACTTATCGCTGAGTTGTTGAACCCAGAGCTTCTGGTTGCTGCCTCGAAAATACCGCTTGACGTTTCCGCGCTGTCTGCCGGAGGGAAGAGAGCGCTGCGCTTTTTCCGTGTGCGCACCTACTCAAATCTCAGTGTGCTCGACGCGATCATCGACGTTATAGGGAAGATGTTTAGCCTTATCTCCCCGACTAGTGCTTTGGCCAACAAGCAGTCTATTGCAGATGTCATCAACTTGATGACTGTCAACGCCGCTGCGGAAACGAGCGTTGCGTTTGGCAGGGGCAAGAGAAAGACCAAGCAACGTGGGGTGCTGAAGAGCAGCGCTGCCCCTGTGCGCGAAGGCATCTCGACTGTGCAGAAGGCGGCTCAGAAGTACGCTGCAAAAATAGGTGTTACACTCACCCCGGTGAAGTCCAACGTGGTTTCAGTGGATACAGAGCGTGCTCGTAGAATTGCAAAAGCGTTTGACGAGATGAAGCATGAGCCTAATAACCCGGAGGTACAAGAGGCATACGAGAACCTCGCAAGGCAGGTAAAAGAGCAATACGATGCGCTTGTAGCGGAAGGAGTCGAGTTTTACTTCATAGACCCGTCAACAGCCGAAGGTATTGCGTATCTCGCAAGCCCGCAGAACGCTATGCGCGAGCTGCGTGACCACAACAGGATCGGCATCTTGCCGTCCGTGGATGCGTTCGGCCAAGGGGAGGTGATCCAATCCCCTATGCTTGGTGACACTGGCTTGAAGTGGCAGGTGGCAGGGGCAAACAAAGAGCAAACCGTAACCTACAACGACATGTTCCGCGCGGTGCATGACGTATTCGGCCACGGTCTTGAAGGTGCTTCGTTCAGGGCGCTGGGCGAAGAACAGGCGTGGCAAGCACACCAACAGCTATTCACCGGGAGTGCGCGTCGTGCGCTAACGGTAGAAACCCGAGGGCAAAACTCGTGGGTAAACTTCGGGCCTCGCGCTGAAGAAAACAGAAATGCAACTCCGGGAGAAACAGTATACGCCGAGCAAAAGGTTGGTTTGCTACCTCTCTGGGTTAGTGAAGACGGAGCACTACGCGCCGATGGTGAAAGCCAGTTCGCAGAAACCGAGAAAGCCTACGGGGGTAAGCCGGCCTACGACAAGGCCAAGGCGGCTGGCGAGACCAAGCTGACCTACGGTCAGTGGGTACAAGTGCGCACGCCGAACTTCAAAAAATGGTTTGGTGACTGGGAGAGCGACGCGGCCAATGCGTCAAAGGTCGTTGACCCGCAAACAGGCGAACCGATGGTGGTGTATCACGGGACGACTCACGGCAAAGGCTCAAAGACAGGGCTTAAAGATGCCATAGCCGTCTTCAGCGTTGCAGGGATAGGAAAGACAAAGGACGCAGGAGCCTTCTCCACCAGCGATCCGCTGGTTGCGGAGTCGTATTCCGGCAGGAATGCAGGTTCTGCTATCTACGCCGCGTTTCTCAACATCAAGGAGCCTGTCACGGTAGACGCGCAAGGCGGCTTGTGGGGTAATCTCAGCGAAGCGCCGGTAATCATCGACGGGAAGCAATCTGCATGGACGCTTGAGAAGCTGTTTGGATCACCCCTTGCTGCCCACACGGATGGCTTGGGGCGCGCAGTGCGCAAATCGAACTTCGACGGCGCTATCATCCTTGACGTGATGGATAGAGGCCCGAAGCTCGTTAAAGGGGAGATAAAGCCTTCCACTGTGTTCATCGCAAAACGATCGAATCAAATCAAATCTGCCATCGGTAACGATGGTGGGTTCAGCGAAAGCGATGATCGAATCTTCAAGTCGTCGGTCGAAGGGGAAGAAGTAGAAGGAAGCAAAGCGTCAAGCCCGCGCACCAAGCCTTCAGAGAACATCGAACGACTGGTGAAAGGCAAGGCTGCGCCGTCTGCAACTCCGGGGAGAGGCTTCAAGGAAGCGCTGCGGAGTGGGGATATGGGTGGCGTAAAGCGCGCTTTGCTTGCTGCGCTGGAGAAGCTCAATGTTGGCTTGCACGACTCGGTTGTTCCGGCAAAACGCTGGCTACAGGGACTCAGCCTCAATTCCACCAAGGAAGGCGAGTTGCTGGTAGACAAAGCGATTGACTCTCTCTACGCGGCGCAGGGTATCAAGCAGCATCGACTGAGCGAAGCCATGAAGCACGGGGGAGATCGCGTGCAGGAACTCCTCCAGAAGATTACAGTGAAGTACGACATCTCAGCCGAGACCGCTAAGTATTGGGTAGGTAGCTGGATCACTGCGAGCTACGCGGAAGAGCGAAATCTCTACCTGATAAACAAAGATGCCGCTGCCGTGGATAGGCTGGTGGCGGAGCTGGCGAAAAAACCCGGCGACAAGGCGCTGGGAGAAGCGCTCGACGAGGCTAACAAAAACCTGAGAAAGCGCATCGAAGCGGTACTGAACCCAGACCCGTACGTTGACAACCACGTACGCGGCGTTGCCGGCTACAACAACGCTGGGGCGGCGGCGATTATGGGCGGGGTGGAGAGCCGCATCAGCCGCGCCGAACTCGAAGCTGTTGCTGAAAGCGTCTACGACATGAACGCTTGGTCGCTCATCGCTGACATCGAATCTGGAAAGACTACACCGGAAATCGCAAATGGTTTCTTGGATGTACTCCCGGAAGACGAGTCGAGCGCAAGGCTCGAACTGCTAAAAGAGCTGTACCGACAGGCCGAGAGTCCTACCTCGATGTTGCCTGAAGAGGCCAAGCGCTTGGAGGAGACCAGAAAGGCTGCGCTGCAAGCGGTGCGCTCGCATTACATCCCGCTCACGGGAGACCCGGAACAGTCGCTTGAAGGCGACATGTTCACTCCTGCTGGGCAGCGCCCGAACACGGCAAAGGACTACCATATCGAAGGCCGCACCTCGTCTGTACCGGACGATGCCATCACGGCGACGTGGGCGAAGATGATTCGCACCGCGAACTATGCTGGGTGGGCACCGTTTCAGGACGCTATCGCGGGCATTGCATCGGTCATGACGCCCGCCGAGAGAGATGAAGCGGGCTTGTCTGTCCACGTGCACGGCAAGGATGACTTCACTTCGGGCCAGAACGCCATCGTCCGGCGCAGGGGCAACAGTGTTGTGTCCTACGGCTTCCGCGATCGCGGAATCCTCGACGCTATCCGAGGGGCCAACACCATCGAAGCACATTATGGAACTGGCTTGCTTGGTACGCTGACAAAATACTACGGCTACGCCGCCACCCAGATGAACTTGATGTTCGCGCCAGTCAACACACTGCGCGACGTGTGGGAGCGCACGGAGTTGCTGCGCTCGCGGCATATCGTTGACGAGGCAGGTGACAAGATCGAAGTGGGGGAAGCGGCGAGAGCGGCGCTCAACTACGTGCTCAACCCTGCGTACGCGTCATCGTTGTTCAGCGCTACGTGGCGGCACGCTGCGGGGCGAGAAGCAGCTAGAACCAGAGAAGCGATAGCGCTTGAGGAGTTGATCTCGCTAGGCGGTATCAGCACGATTAGCGGGCTGTTTGCAGCAAACCCTGCTGACTTCGTGGCTGGGGTTGATAGTGCACGCAGTCTGGTAACAAAAGGGAAGAAGGCACTTGAAACGTACAACCGCACGTTCGATCTCGTATCCTCGCTTGGTGTGTACCTAGCGCTCAGGGATGCAGGGGTAGGCAAGAAGTCGGCTGCCGCACATACGTTGGATTTGATGAACTTCCGAAAGGTAGGCAAATACTCTGGCATCTTCCGCTCGCTCTACGCTTTCGCGCAGCCAGCGTTCACGGGCGGAGCAAACATGATTGGCGCGCTGTATAACCCGCACTCGAAGGCAGAGAAAGTAGGGTCCAGCTTTGTCATCAAGAAGGGCTTAGTGCGTCTGCTTGGTACGACGACAACGCTGATGGTGCTCAACTCCATCTTCCGGGCTATCGCTGACGACGACGAGGGTGGCGATAAGCTGGCACAGGTCAACGATCTGACTCAAGTAGGTAATCTGCTTGTGCCGTTCGGCAAAGAGGGCTTCGTCAAAGTCCCGCTGGCCTACGGCATGCCGCGCATTGCAAACTACATGGCGAGAGCGTTGATCGGTGTCAGTCAAGGGGAGTTGTCCAAGACCGAGGCACTCGGCAAACTCATGTCGAACGTTGTCACTCCGGGCATATCGCCGCTGGAAGGGACAGACATCGACTGGTCCAAGCGTCCCGCTCAGGCGATGGCCCTGACGTTTGCGCCGTCGATCTTCAAGCCGGTGGCGAGCATCGGCGTGAACCGCACGGCCAGCGATACCCCGGTGGTGTTCGACTCCTTCAGCAAGCGTGACGTTTACCGATCGGAACAGTTCGGCAAGAACGTACCCCAACTCTACCGGGACGTGGCCAAGTGGACGAGAGAGATGTTCGGACTCGATTATGCGCCTGAAGAGTATCGCGTGATGCTCGAAGGCTACCCGATGGGGTCTCTCAGCGTTGTGCGATCCCTTCTTGTCGATAACCCGTACCGCAAAGAACGCGGACTAGCAGTGTCGAACCCTGTTCTTTCCCGCTTCTACTCGCACTACTCGGAAGGCGGCAAGATGGCGCAGTTCTACGCGGCCATCGAAGCGACGGATGAGTTGAACAGGCGGATCAACGCGGGGGAAAGACGCTCTTCGCTGTCTCGGGATGAGCTAAACGCTCTCGCGTGGCGCGAGTCGTGGAACTCCATCGACTCGGCCCTTCGCTCTCAGTCGAGAGGCGTAAGCAAGCTGCTGTCAGATAGCGCGAGAAAGAAGACGCAGGCCGAGCAGCGTGCCGCGCGGTTGCGTGAACAGATCAAGGCGGTAGGCAAGTGGCGAAAGGTGATCGGCCTAGACTAGCTTCACCGCTTCTAGGATGGCATTCTGCACTTCTGCTTTGGTAGTCAGCCGCTCGGCCACGATCTCGTCGAACGTGCGCCGGGCGACTAGGTGATAAACAGACACAATCCGTTGAAAGCCTATCTGCGCTTGACGCATAGGACCGATGCGCTCTATCACCTGCTCGTACAACTCCAAGTCCCATGTCGGGGTGTAGATACAAATATCGCACCCCCCGCGCTGCAAGTTCAGGCCGTGCCCGGCGCTGGCGGGATGCACCAACAGCATATCGATCTCACCCTTGTTCCAAGCGTCCTCCACCACGGCCTGCCTCGCGCCTGTCGGCAAGGCGACCGCTTTGGGGAACCTCGCCTTGATGGCCTCCAGATCGGTTTTGTAGTGGTAGGCGACGAGCAACGGGGCACCGGCCAAGTCTTCAACCAATGATTCAAGAACATCCAGCTTGAGTGAGTGGATGTGGTGGGTCTTGCCATCCTCGTCGTACACGTTGCCGCTTGCAAATTGCAGACACTTGTTCGACTTAGCCCCAGCATTCACTGCTGTGATCTTCACCTCGGCGCTCAACCCCAACACTGCTTCTGCGTGCAACTTCTTGTACTGCTTGTACAAGTTCGCTGGCAGATCAAACCCAAGAGTCACCACGCGCGGTTGCTCCAGTGCGAACCAGTCTTCGGGGCGCAAACTCACCGTATTGTTCTTGATCCTGTCAGTGATTTCTTCCGAGGCAAACGGGAGAGGCTCGAATACAGCTTGCTCTTTACTCGTCCCTGCGCGGATGCTGAACCAGCGATCGGTGAATGCGGTGTACGAGTTGCCAAGCGATCTGCCGAAGTCGATGAACCATTGCTGCGCCCATAGGTTCTGCAAGCCGTTCGAGGCGGGTGTACCAGATAGGTTGATCCAATACTTGCTCTTCCTCGCAACGCTGCCAAGCGAGCTGGCGTTCTTCGAGCCGCCTCCTCGAAAGTACACCTTACCGCTTTGCGGATGGCGCTGATAGCTGCATCGAGCGTTCTTCAAGCGGCTGCTCTCGTCCGCTACGACCGTCTTGAAGGGCCACTTACCGCCAAGCGTTGTGACGAGCCACGTCAGCAACCCGTAGTGGATCGTGTACAGATCGGCAGGCTCGCGCAGCGCGTCGAGGCGCTGTTGCTCGGTGCCGAGAATCTTCGACACCCTCACTCCTTTGAACTGCGCCCACTTGCGCACCTCGCCGTCCCACACGCTGTTGGCCACGCGCATCGGTGCGATGACCAGTACGGGCCACACGTCATCGGTCAAGCTCATGGCGTCCAGCAAGGCCAGAACACTGCCCGTCTTGCCCATACCGGGGCGCGCGTACAGGTTCCATCGGTCGTGTTGCATACCAAAGTCGATAGCCGCTTGTTGCCAAGGGCGCGGGGTGAACTCACGCAGCATGTGTACCTCCTCTCTTCTGCAAGAACGCTGTCAGAGCATCGTCTATCTTCTCTTTCGTGTCACACCAGTGCACGTCCATGCCCGCAGCGGTAAGCAGGTTCATTTCAGCAAGCTGGTATGGGCGGGGCTTCATCCCTGTTGATTTCAATTCTAAGATGAGCAACCCACCTCCGAGAAAACACCAGCGATCGGGAGCGCCTCGCCTGCCTTGGTAGGATACCTTTCGTGTAAACCCCCCTAGTTTCTTAACCCTGTGGATCAGGTACTGTTCGAGGGAAGCCTCGTTATACTCTCGCTTCATTTCCTGTACCTCTTGGCTTCAAACCCTTCTGCCGCCAGCGGTAGTCCGCGCGCCCAAGCCAAAGGGGCTGTCATCAGGGTTTCAAGCCCTTCGGCTGTGAAGCTGTCACTGTCTTCCACCTGCGCTATGATTTCGTCGTGCACCGATAGCACGACCTCGTAACCCGCACTCTCTATGGCCGGCAGTTGATAGGCTAGAACGTCTCGCGCAAAGGCTTGCGTCAAGATACCGGATAGCTTCCCGCCATGAAGCATCAACCGTGTCCACTTGCGTGTATAGTGATCCTTGCCGGCATAGCTCAACTGCCCCTCTTCAACCTTTGGCCGCAGAAACACCACATTCCTGCCGCTTGGCAGCCTCATACGCATCCACTGGCCGTCTCTACGTAGCGCGATCGGCCTGTCGCCTACACCGAACGCTTGCTTGTCGAACTCTACCGCGTTCCGGTAGGCGTCAGACAGATCGCGCCATAGCTTCACTGTTTCGGGCCTTCCTTCGCGCCATTTCTGCTTGGCGTACTCGAACGCAGCGTATTGTGCTTTCGGCAGACCAGCGTCATAGCCATGCTCCTTCGCCCATTCGTGCTTGTCACTGCACTCCCGCAGCACTGAGGCATCGCCAAGCCCCCAGATCGTGTCCGAGAGCGCGGGCAGGTCTAGGTGATACGTTGCCGCAAACGTCAAGAATGCTGCTACTCCCCCACCGTAACCCATGCTCAGCTCAAGCACCTTGCCGATCTGGCGCAAGTCCTTTGTAACCGCCGAAGGATCGCCACCAAAGACCAACGAGTAGGTAAGTTGGTAGCTATCGTAGTCCACCTTCTTTTCGTCGAACGCCTTGTAGAACGAGAGCACAGGCTGCTCGCCGGCGAGCCACGCCAAGCTGCGCCCCTCGATGCTCCGAAGGTCTGCGCATACCAACTTCTTGCCCTCTGGCGCGACCACAAGCCCTCTCACGACATTGCCGAGCACCTCGGCCAGATTGGTGTACAGAAGGCCCGCCACGCCCTGCCGCACATCGTCCACGGCTTGCGCCACCTGCTCCGCTCCCATTGTCGGGCGCATCATGTTTTGCGGCTGGAATACGCGGCCTGCCCAGCGGCCTGTGCCAGACGCCCCGCAAAATTGCAGCGTACCGCGCAGCCTGTTGTCTTGGTTGACTGCCTTGAGAACGGCGGTGTACTTCGAGGAGGAGCTACGGCTCGCGCTGGCCCTGTTCTCCAACAGCTCCCGGACCGGCTCCGGCAGGTCTGGATCGTCCAGCCTGCGCTGAACGGTGTCCTTGCGCAGATCGGGCAACGACACCCCGTGAGCGGCAAGTAGGTGCTGCAACAGGGCATCGCGCTGCGTTGCTGCGCCAACAACCCCATCCGTCGCTTCGCTCATTTCGTCGCGCAGCAAATGCTTCTCTGCCTCTGCCTGCTCCACCGCCTGCTCGGCGAGCACTGTGTCCACTGCGAAACCCCTGTCGTTGATGCGCTGGTCGATGCACCACAACGTGTGTTCCTTAGAGCCACGCTTGTAGTTCCACTTCGGCAGCAAACCATGTAGTTCGCGCATGGTCTCAACGTCCATTCTTGCGTACTCGACGAACGTTGCCCATTGCTCCGGCTTGTCGTCTGCAACAGTGCGCTTCCCCCGCAGGGGCGAACAGAAAAGCTGGACCAAGCGTTTGCCGTCTTTCATCTTCTGGTTTTTCAACCCGAACAAGGTGCCCAGCTCGTCGAGGCCACCCGGTAATCCGTGCGACAGGGCCTGCACCATCGTGTCCTCGATGCGTGCTGGCGGGATGACGATACCTTCAACCTCTCGCAGGACCGAGCGATCGAAGAACGAGTTGTGGATAACAACAGTGCAATCCGAGTCGAGCGCACGGCGCAACTCGTCAGGCATGTCCGTGATGGCGCGTTCCCACACGCGGGCAGGAGCATCGCCCACGGCGTAGGCCACCAAGAGCACCTCAGTCGAAGGGTGCTCGGCGTACGCAGGGGTGCCTACAGCGAGCTTTTGATCGCTGTAGGTTTCGATGTCTAGGTAGAGGATGCTCATGGCGACTGCTTTGTGGTGTACAGCGACGTGCGGAGAACCCTGACTACTTCGATAGGGCCGTCTTGCTCGTAAGCGCTGATGTAGTACGCTATTTCAGACATAGCTTCAGTCTCTGTAGCCGCGTTCACTGATGCCACGCAGACGCAGCCCTGCCAGACCTCGATCGTCACCTCGTTTGCTGGGGGTGGAGGGGTCCAGCCAAGCTGAATCAACTCATCGCGCATAACTTTCTCGAATCTGCCAATTACCTGCTTGACTACTTCTCCGTGCAGGTCGATGCTCTGCTCGCCCAAGCTGTCCGTTCCGGCAAACTTTACGCTTATTTCCATCTTTTTCCCTCGTTGTTTGTTTGTCGCAGCGTTATCCGTTCTGCACGAAGTTCAGTGCGGCCCTCGCTTCCTTCGTTTCCGCCGAGCTAAGGCGACCCTTTTGCAGCACCCGCTCCACCAAGCGAAGAAGGATAGGCGCTACCCCTATAAGCCGTGTGTTCGCCTCCCGCTCCCTGTGCCCCGCACAGCCACTTACGTGAATCACGAGCGGGTACTCAGGGTAGCCATCAGGAACGCGAGTGCCACCCACGACTACCGTGTCGAGCATTTCGTCCGTCGTGGTGTCAGGGGTGACCAACCAAGCACCTTGTGTGATGTAGTTTAACCGAGGGGGCGATGATAGCTCCTCGATAAGACGCAGTTCGCTCATTGCGTTTTCCTTCGCAACCTCTCGGCAGGCTTCCTCGTCACAAACGCTTGGGTCCACGCACGATGCCGCGCCTGTCACCGCGTAGCCCTCGTCCGTGACAAGGACACAATACATTATTAGGTCGAGCGCCTCCAGCTCTTCGTCTTCGAGGTGGGTTCGCCCTACCCCGTAGTACGTGCCCTCGTTAAGCGCACTACGACGCCCGTCACGGGCAGTGAAATAGTGCTCACTTACGATCTTCATCTTCTTTACCCTCTTTTTGGTTGATTGGCTGTACTGTCATTTCGATATGTACTCGGTCATACTTCTCACGCCACAGTGCGATGCGTTCCTTCTTCGTTGCTGGCGGGGCTGGCCACTCGGTTTTTACATGCTCGATGAAAGGGCATCGGCTGCCCCTCTTCGTCCTCGACACTAAGGCAAGGGCGATTACTCCTGCGATGAACCATACTATCTCCATCTGATTGCTCCTTCTTGGAATACTGCGCTACCAGCAACATCACGCGGGCATCTTCTCCGCAGTACACACGGAGCGAGCCTGCGCATCCTTTCGTGTAAACCGCGTCGCCACTAACCCATAGTTCATGCGGCGTCGGCGGGCCGCTTAATTCCGTGTTAGGTGGCTTCTTGCTGGGCGACAAGTGGCATGCACACGCACACGGCGATTCGACTCTTCCATTACCGTGCACCCATTCGTACTTCGTGCCGCTGGAGCATCTGCCTTGAACATCGCACCTTTCGCAGACGTCATCTCGCCGTCTAACTATGCGTTCAAGCCGACCCTGCGGGCATACGGTTTCGTTATTCATTATTTCCTCCTGCCGCAGGGCGGCTTAACACGGCGTTAGCCGTCATGTCAGGCACAAGCCCGGCATCGGCTGCAATGCGCGAGCACAACTCATACAGTTCGCGGTGCAAGTGTTCGTCGGTGCCGGGGTTGTCTTCCCACTCACGGAGCGCGGCAATAACGTTCTCTGTGCGGCAATACTTCATGTTCAGCATTCAACTGTCTCCGTGCCGTCGTGTTGACGACTTAATTCCGGTGTTAGCCGTCATGTTTGGGCCAGCAGTCATATTTAGTCATCCCTCGCTTGACCGTAGATACTGCGGCGCTCCCGTATCCGTCAGGCACCATCTCCCAGCATTGGGCCAGCAAGTACCGTAGCTCGTTGATCTGCGCAATCAGCTCGTCTGTTTCTTCTTTTTGGTAAGGGCTTTCGTACATGCTCAACCTCCGGTGCTGCTCATGACGGCTAACAGTTCATTCAAACCGACGCCGTAGGCGCGGCTTAATTCAGGCGTTATCCATCGCTTTTGTCGGCTAAACCTTGTTAGCCCCACGCCACACATCGCGGCAGCGCGGGGGCAGTTCGTCACGCGGCCAGCTTTTCGCGCAGCAGGTAGCCTTCCAGTGCCCAAATCTTGTCGCGTGCGTGCTGTCGGGCAATCTTGCGGCCCAAGGCTTCGTCGAAGTTCTCGGGGCTGGCGGCTGCGCTTTCGCCCACCACCGTGTAGCCGTTTCGCAGCGTCAGGCAGCACACCGTCAACGTCGTACCCGGAAAGACGTGGTACGCCTCATCGGCAATCGCCGCGTCGATCTTCTCGGGGGACAGGCGCGGCGCGTTCAAGCCCTTGGCTTGGATTTCGTTTTCGATCTCTTGCTCACTCATTGCAGGTTCCTTTCTGTTGCAGTTGTGCCCCTCTCGCTGTGGGGGCTAACAGTTCATTCAAGCCGACGCCACTTCGTGGCGCGGCTTAATTCAGGGGTTAGGTGGCAAATCAGTCCTTCGCTCGCTTTACCAGCATCTTCCAGTCCCACGAGCAATCTTTGCCCCGATATGAATGGACGGATGCGTCTGTGATACGCGCAGCGAGGTGGAACAATGCCCAGCCAACCGCGCACCGCGCATCACTCACGACTCGATTCCATCGCGCCTTCAATGACCATTTCATGTGTTTTCTCCTTCGGTGGGCTAGCCACCTAACAATCAATTCAAGCGGGCCGCTTAATTCCGTGTTATACGGGCAAAAGGCGACGCAGCGTGGCCGGCACGGTTCGCGCCCAATGCCCTTCGCTGTTGATCTTCACAACGCGTCCGAATGCACGGATAAACAACTCGTAGCGCAGCGGATTCAGCCATACACGCAGCGGGATGCGTTCGCGTGGCACGTCCTTCCAGTACATCCACAGGTAAACGCGTTCGCCGAATGCTTTGCAGACTAGGTGTTCGGGGCAGTACATGGTTTAATCCTCCAAGGTTCGCGGGTTTGCCCGCATAACAGTTCATTCAAGCCGATGCCGCTTCACGGCGCGGCTGAACTTGATCGTTAGGCGGCGATTGACTCGACGCGCAGATTCACCCGCTGCCCGTGGATGGTTGGCTCATCCATGCACCAAATCACTTCAGTCACTTTGCCGTAGCGGTCGCCTCCGAAGCGCATGGTGTCGCCCGCGCGCGGGACGTGCTGGCACAAAAAACCGCCGATTCGCTTGCCGTCGAGGTAGCAGTGCATGTTGAACATTTCATCTCCTTCGCGGCATCGCCGCATAACAACTCAATCCAGCCAATCCAGTCCCGCTACGCGGGCCTGTCCGGCGTCGTCCATTGAATGTGGGCGGTCTTCTTTCCAGTGCTTCATGTCATCGTTTCCTTGTAGTTAGCCATCACTTGAGCACCTTCTCGGCCTCGGCCACCATGCGCTTTGCGTAAGCGGTAGCAACCGCGATGATTGCCGACTTGTTCTCGTCCACGGCGGCGCGTACCAGTTTGCGTACTTCCTTGACAATTTCTGCTTCGATAGATTCCTTGATGGCAGCGGAAATGCTCTCTTCGTATGCCAAAGTTTCGTCAAGATCAATTACGAGCTTCATATTCGTTCCTCTGATATGTGGATGGTGGTTAACAATTTATTCAATCCGACGCCGCTTCGCGGCGCGGCTTAATTCAGGTGTTGGGCCGCAGCCAGTTTTTCAGTTCGCTTACAGTGTGTTTGCTGGCGCAGTCCTCGCAGCATGGATTGTTAGTTTTGATGTGCCATGTTCTGGTTGGATTACAGCAAAACACACAATCTTCGATGAGCTTCTCAATCTGCATTCCCCACTTTGCCAATTCACTGGCGTCTTCCATTTCAATCGGTATTGCCATATTTTCCTCGCAATGCGGCCTGATTTCAGGTGTTAGAACTCAAACTCGGCAAACCGGATCGCCCTTGCTGTCTTCGCCTTCGTAGCTGCTCCAAAAGCGCGGGCGGCTCTCTCGCGGACGGAGCAGCGCCATATAACCAACCTGTGGCTGGCGCGCTTCTGAGAGACCGCTATAGTTGTACCGCTTCACCTCAACGTCGCCAATCTGATCCCGCACTGATTCAAGGTGCTGGATGTACTCGCTGATCTTCATTCGTATCTCCTTAATGTTTGGGTTCTAACAGTGCGTTGCAGCCGACGCCGCTTCGCGGCGCGGCTTAATTCAGGTGTTAGCCGTCATGTCCCACACCGGCACCGGAAACTCAACCCAGTGAGTCACTCCGTAAAACACGCCACCGTGACCGACATCGCTGTTCGCCTCCCAAGTTGTCTCGCCATTGCCGTTGTCGCGCAACGGCCAGCCAGAAACGATGCACCCATCAAAAATGAAAGCCACACGTCCAGTCAGATCATCCATTGCGGGCAGACCGTCTTTCGCAATTTCATGCACCTTGATTTCCATACTTCTCTCCTTGCCACCGCGTTGACGGCTAACAATTCATTCAAGCCGACGCCGCTTCGCGGCGCGGCTTAATTCAGGCGTTATGTGGTAATTGAGCGAAACAGGGATTCTGCTTCCTCGTAGTCGCGCTCGCAGCGCCGCACACTTGCGCTGTCGTCGCAGAAATTGCTGTAGCCTGCTGCCGCGTTTCGCATCTTCCAGTACGCCTTGCGGAGTAGTGCGTTTTCGTTTGCAAGTCGCGCGCTCTCGGATTGCGCGCCTTCAATCTGTCTGCCCATCTGCGCTGCCATGTATTCCACGTCGTTTCTCCAAGGTCTAAGCGTTGCCACATAACTATTCGTTCAACGGGCGACGCGCTCCGCGCGCGCCGTTAACTCAGGTGTTGGGCCGCACTTCGCTCTTGTGGTACGGCCCGGCTACGGTGACGGTCTTATGGAATCGCTCGGGGTTGAGTTCTCCGTCCAGCTTCATGCTGTAAAGCCGCCCACCAATCGACGCCACCGGCACGGTGTATTCGGGGTGTGCGGTGTCGCCGCAAAGATAGATGCCTTCGTTGTCCACCATCGCCCTAATATCTGGCGGCAGCAGGTCGATTTCTTCCGCCTTTCCAACAAGCATCAGGTTCCGCATTTCATCTCTCCGTTGTGGGTGCGCCCCAACAATTCATTCAAGCCGACGCCTACGGCGCGGCTTAATTCAGGTGTTAGCCCGCATCGTTGTTTGTCCCGCATATCGGGGCACGCTCAACCGTTATGCCGGTCACGATTGGCTCTGCCGTAGCCCATACGGTCATCGCCTCCAGCACGTAGAAGCGAGCGCCTTGGTGCTGTTTGGCCAATCGCTTTGCTTCTTCCGTCGCTGCTTCCTGCGTATTGTGTACCTTGTTCGGCGCGCCGCCGTTTTCGGCCTTCACCATCCAGAACTTGTATTCCATGCTACAACTCCTCGGCTTGTTTCGCGTCGTCCGGCCCTTCGATGTATAGGGGTTTAGGTATCTCCCCGCAGGGGCATTGCTTTAATTCCGTAGGCATATTACCTCCTGCAATTTGCGCGCCCGGCAGGACTCGAACCTGCAACCCCCAGCTTAGAAGGCTGGTGCTCTATCCGGTTGAGCTACGAGCGCATCGCTGTTAGCGCCCCGCGTAACGTGCGGGGCCACTCCGAGACTGTCCTACCCTTACCCTGTATCCTTACCCGGTCCGGGCTTGCGCGTTGCAGGCATGAGCGTAATGAAGACAGGCCACTCAGCCTAGCGAGGGTAGATTTGCAGGTGTCGTGCCTTCACCTGTCAGGACGACCGGCCCTGTCAGACGAGGAAGTCGTCTTCTTCGTTCTCCGTCTCAACGCCTTCTATCACGTCGAACTCGCTGTCGGATGCCGGAGCGCCTGCCCCAAACGCATCCCCGTCTGCGGCAAACTGGACGCCTCGAAGCTGGGCGTTAAGCTGATTACCAAAGCCCTTCTTCTTGTCCATCGCCCAGAACTCGATTGACGCATTGACGTAGCAGCCAGCGTAGATCGTGCCCGTGTCACGCGGTAGGCGATTACGCGCCCCGTCCAACAACGTTGGGGGGTTGCCCTGCTGTGCGTGCGCTGCCACGAACATCACGTCATCCCCGAAACCGTCGTAGTCCGTCTTCGTAGCACCATCCTTGAGCGCACACTTCCCAGCCGCCGTGACGGCCTTCACCGCTGCCACTGCATTCTCTGGTCCCCACTGCTCTGCCGCAGCTTCCTTCAGTGCTTGAAGACAAGCTTTGTGGTTCTCCGAGTTTTTCTCGATCAACAAAGTTGCCGAGTATCGTGGCTTGCCTTCGCCACGAAACCGCTTCGGTTCAGCCAGATCAGGGAACGCCAGCCGCACTTTCTTCAACATTACTCGCTTGCTCATTTGCTTCTCTCCGCTTATGCCAGAAACCGCTGGCCCGTTGTACTAGGTTAGCACGTTTCAAATTCGTCTGCAATATCGTTTTCGATCCACGCGGGCCTCGGATCGTCCTTCGCCGTGAGCGTAGGCTTGGCCGGATTGCGCTTTGTGAGTGCGCCCAGTTTCTCGGCCAGATCATCCCGTTTCAGTTTCTTGATGACCTTCTCCATCTGGGCAGGTGTTACCAGAGTGGCAGGCTTGAAGCGCTGCTCCAGTGGTACTGATGCGAATGCCTCTTCCGCCTTGTCCTCATCCACCCATTGCCTGTTCCCTTGCCGACAGAGCACCATCTTGAAGTCCAAGCCTTCCTCGCCCTTAGACGCGCGGCTTACTGCGTTTGCTTGAATAGCGTTGATCCACGTCTCAAGCAGGGGAATCAGCTTGATGCCTTTGTTCAAGTCGGCAACGCTCAGCGCATCCGTGTCGATAGCTAACGCTGCTTCGGTGGCCTCTCTCAGTGCGGGACAGAACCTCGCAGCGGGGCAGTACTTGCACGCCTCTTCGGATGGCTTCAGGTACTTCTTTCGCCATACCTCGGTAGGGATGCTTGTGTATTCTTCGCTTGCTTGCTTTGCGACTTGCGCTTTCTGCTTCAGCTCCTTGATTTTGGTCAGGAACTCCTCGAACGAAAGACTCCACGTTGCAGGCACAGGCGTTACCGCTGGTTGAACGATGTGCATCCGTACAGTGGATGGCGTAATGCCTACTGAGTCGAGTGTATGCACGACGCCTGCCGCGTAAAGCAATAATTGCGTGTTGCCTTCCGCACCTACCCAGTGCCTGCCGGTCTTCAAGTCGATCACATTAACCGTGTTATCGCCTTCGATCACCACGGCATCCGATGTGCCCCACGCGTCCTCCAGATCAAGCAAGGGGCCGTAGTCGGACTGGACTTCTATCAGGCGATCGCCCACCAACCCCCGCACGTACTGCACGTAGGTGCACACCTGCTCGGTCAAGTCCTCGTCGATGACGATGACCTCTCCCTCCACCTCTACCTCGGTGCCATCCACGGTGATGGGGTCTACGTCATCCGGGCCTTGCAGCAAGTTGGCGGCGACCTCGTGCGCTGCCGTCCCCCGCTTTGCTGCCATCCCGCTCTGGGACGGCCCTGCGATGCTGCTCAGCGCGAGGGAGCCGGGGCATTCAAGCCAGCGGTGTCCCCCGCTGGCGCTGTATGTGCTGTGCGCGGCCATGCTCAGAACTCGTCGTCAGTGACAGGCGCGGCGCGTTCACGCTCCTCGATGGCTGCGACGAACTTGTCATTCGCTTCGGGCCACTTCGCTTCCGGCAGTTGGTCGGCCTTCTTCACACCATAGGCGTGCAGGATGGCGATGGCCTGCTCTTTTCCCGCTTGGCCGTACTTCTGTGCCAAGCGGATGACGTTCGAACGTAGCGTGGCGTAGTCGAACGTGGGGGTCGCTTCGGGCTTGACCGCTTCGGGCTTGGCCGCTTCGGGCTTGGCCGCTTCGGGCTTGGCCGCTTCGGGCTTGGTCGCTTCGGGCTTACGCGACTGCACAACAACTGGTGCGGGCTTGCGTGACTGCACAACGGCTGGCTCGTCGTTTACCGTCTTCTTGCACGCTTCTTCGAGGATGCGTGGTGCGGCAAGCACCGCAAGACTGGTGGCGATAGCCTCGATGGCAGATAGCAGACGATCTTGATACTCGTACATGGTGTTCTCCTAATGCACCTACGGTTATAGAGACTGGCCGGTGCGCGAACCAGTGTCGGGGTTGATCTTACGCTCGCTCTTTGATGCGGTCAAGGCTTCTTTGCAATCCGCGCACACGAACTTTCCGGTGCGCGGATTGGAGCCTCCCTTCACGGGCTTGGCCTTCTTGCATCTAGAGCAATTCCTCAGCCAAGGGCTAACGAAACCCATACTATTCCTCCCATTGTTCTTTCATACGCTCCAAGGTGTAATCAGGAACATTATGCACGTTCTTGAAAGCCCCTCTGGCCACAAGGATGGCTACGTTCTTGGTCATGGCGAGGTAAGGAATCATGTCTCGCTTCTTGATGAACGTGTTTGCCACTACTACCTTCCTGCCCATCGCCAGCGCCTCCTTGGTGCGGAACTGACAGGTAAGATGAGCCTCTCGCAGCTTCGATGCCTCGAACTTGTATGGTTCGCCGAAGTAATCATCCGCCTCGAAGTGGCAGTCAGCCGCGCCGATCGACACAAGCAACCTAGCCAGTGTGGTCTTGCCTGAACCCGGCTGCCCGCGAATCAGAATCAAATTGGTCGAGTTAATCATCTTTGCAAGCCGTCCTGTATTCATGCAGCAATTTGTGCGCATCGTCCCACGCCCCTGCCGGAGAGATAAGGGCGCATTCCAGCATCACTGCAAGGCGATGCGCGTATTCGTTGTCGGCGTCGTAGAGCGCGAGCGCTTTTCGCATTGCCTCGTTCTCTTGGTGCAGCTTCGCGCGGTCCTGCTTGTAGTGAACCAGCTCATACTCATTCCGTTGCCCTCCGCGTTTGAGTTGAGTAACGCTTTCGATCTCCACTCCGCCGACCAGCTCGCCGTAACAGACGTTCTCGGTGTTGTCCGGCCACCAATCTTCTCTGGCCTCGTCTGCGCAATACCGAAACGTAATTTCCGCGTACTTCTTGGCTTGCTCCAGCGTGTCGTGCAAGCGAAATTCGCCTTGATCGTCGAAGCTGAAATAGCGTTTCATACTAGGTCTTCCCCCGTTGTGTGTTCCAGCCAGTCTTTGAGAATCGCGCGAAGCATTCCGGTAGGGATTGCGCTTCTAGCCTTCTTCCCTTCCACTACCTTGTGAATCAATCCGAAGTCCACTTCGTCCGGGCCTTCCGCTGCGCCCTCGATCTCGGTGGGCAACGCCAGCCGCTTGATCGTGGCTGACCTAGACTCCTCGGGGGCACGTCTCGAATCAAGCCACGCCACTTGTTCGTCCGAAAGACGAGTCCCGACATACACTCCGGGGCGTTTGCCGGATAGCTCGTATTTACGCTCTGCTTCTACGTTTCTTTCACGGGTCATCGCAATACACTCCTGTTTGTGATAGCGTAGCTACACCCCTCGGTGTATGCTCTGCTGATGATTACAGCCATTTCGCGTTGCAGTCTGAGCCTTTCGCCTGCGCTTCGTTCTTCCAGCGATGTGCCCATCACGCGCAGAATAGCGTTAAGCGCTGTATCTACCTCGCTGTTATCTTCAACCTCGTATAGATAGGGTTCTGTCTTCCAGTTCATATCAAATCACTCTTCCAAAGATTATCGGACCCTTCCTCCCAGCCTAGCTTAATCATCACACTCACGATTCGCTGCTGGGATGCTTTGTTCAGTTTCCCCGGGGGTATGCCGAGTGCTTGTCTTGCGATTGTGGACGTGTCGTAACCATCATTGCCCTGCTCGCCCAACCAAACACTGATAGGTATGTGCCACATGTCGAGTACCTCAGCGGCTTCACGCGCCGGGCCTGCGAGCGAATCTGCATCGCTCCATTGCACCCCGCTTTCCTCGAACAGTTGCTTAGCCTCGGCGAACAGTTGGTCCCGGTTGTATTTCAGATAATCCGTGCAGATTGTCTGGCTGATCTGCACCGGCAGAAAGCGCCTCGCGCCGGTGGCGTCCGACAGGTATCGTCGTCGATTGTTTGTGCCGATGATGATGAACCGCCTGAGCCGGGTTGTTCCAAACTCTCGGTACTTCGGCACCCACTCATCCGCGCGGTACGTGATCCAGCTCTTGATCTCCTCGGCTTCCCTCGTGTCGATGCCTCTCAGCTCTGCCCACTCAGCCACCATCTTGCCGCGTAGCTTGCGGCTCAGATCGGCGTCTCTTTCTGTCATGGATAGCGCCGTATATTCCGCCAGTGTAGGGGGTAGTAGTTCAACGAAGGTTGATTTCCGTAAGCCCTGCGCGCCTGTCAATACAGGAACCATATCAGCCTTGATGCCCGGTTCCATTATACGCCCTACCAGTGCGGTCCACAAGTAGCGGCACACTGCGCGATGGTATGGCGTGTCCGCCAGTTTAAGGCACCTTTCATGGAACGAGTTGAGTCGTTCCACCCCGTCCCAAACGAGTGACGTTAGCCATTCTTGGGCTGAATCTTTCTGCTCGGAGCGTGCGACGTAATTCACGGCGTCAATAACGTGTTGCTTTGGCAGGGTGTGGTCTATCCCTAGTAGATTAAGTTTAAGTCTTATGGCTGTGTATGCTTCGTCGTCAAGCTCTGACCATGCGTCGCCTTCGCTCAGTTGGTATAGAATGGTGTCTTTGAAAGCGTCGTAGATGATGCGCATCCCAGTCCCGTCTGACCACTCCAGCATCTTGACTGCATTGGACAACGTGCCCTCGATCTTTCCTGAGTTGCCTTTGTAGGTCATCTTGGGGCGCGGTTTCTTCTCGCCCTTCGCTGGCTCGATAGGGAACTCGATGTCAACGTAACCAACGGCGTCGAGGTAGTTGTGGTGGTTACGCTCCAGACAATGAGCGTGCAGGCATTTGTAGCCTGCATCCGCACGGCCAACACCAGCCGGGTAGAACTTGGCGGCGTCGTACTTGGTCTCCCCGGTGTGCTCGTGCTCCCACGGGCAGCGCACGTAGTATGCGCCATCCGGCGATCCCTCTATGATGTGGCCTTGATCGCGCAAGTAGACCACGACGGGATCGGTGGACGTGTCGATCTTCGAGCGTGTGGGGTCCATCGTAGGGGCCACGATGCCCCACTCAGCGCCAAAGTCATCGAGTCCGTACTCGGCCTTGATGAGTCCGACAAGCTCCACCATTTGCCCCACGCTGATGGCGGGAGTGTTCACCGGTGTGGGGTAGCCACCCTCCCACTCGTATCGCTCGCCATCCGGGTGTCGGCCTGCGACAACGGTTTGCTGCTTGTCGAACAGGAACTCGATCACGCCATGCTTTGTCGGCACACGCCACTTGCGCAGTGGTTGGTCATGCGGCAGGCGCACCAACAGGCATCGTTTGCCCGAGTCAGGCCGCACGCGCACAGGCATCGTCGCGCCCATGCGCCCGAGGAAGTCCCGCACGGTCTGCTCTACGCGCTTGGCTTGGTCCAGATCAGGGATGTCGATGTCGATGGCGCGGTAGTCGCGGCAGATCAGGCAGATGCCGTGCCGGGTGTCGGCGCGCCACTCAAGGATGTCTGCATCGGTGGCGTAGTGCGATGGCCACGCCATGAGGCCAGCGCCACGCCCGGTGTCGGGCAGTACGCGCCCCGGCGTCTTGCTGCCCGCCAAGATGCGGGAGCCGGACGACATAGGGGTGGAAGGATCGGCAAGGTAGGGCAACAGATCGCGCTGCGATAGCGCAATGAAAGCATCCCAGTCCTTGCTCGTTGCGCCGTAGTGCATCGGGTGAAGCCCCTGCCAAGGTGTTTGCCGATAGGCTGATTGGATCGCGGCACAGCGCGTACCTTGGCAGGTAGCGGTCTGAGGGGGGCGACCACGACGCGCTATGCCGCGATCCAATCAGTCTGGAAGGCCCGGAGCCTAACCTAGCTCCGGGCCGGTGTCAACACACGCTTGCCGTCAAGCGTGCGTGGAGTGAAACATCAAGCGGTGCGCCAGATTAGTGCGCCTGTGGTGCCGTCAACTTCGGCATCACGCACAGTGAAGTTCCAGCCCTCGTTCTTTTTGCGGTAGGTAGCTGCGCTTGCGCGCAACGAGGTTGCCGTGCGGTCGGGCACGAAGAACGAGTCTCCTACCTGCAACTGGCCGAACGGGTAGCGGTTGCGTGCGCCTTCCGGCAGGGGGACGTCTTGGCGAATCTGAAAAGTCATTGCAGTATCCTCGGATTGATTGGGTGTTGTGCCGTTAGGCGGGTGCTATGTTACCGGGTGTTGCTACGTTGTCAAGCGTTTTGTCATACGTTCACCAACAACGTGCCTCGAAACCCGAGCGAACGTGCTGTTTCGCGTGCTGCTTGCTCCACGGTTGGGTACTCCGTGGCCGCGTCGAACGCCAGTTCCAGCGCGTTGTAGTACGCATCCTTGCGGGTGATGCCAGTGGCGTCGTAGTGGCGTTCGGTGCCGTTCGTGTCGGTGGTGGTGCACCGTGCGGTGTAGCCGGTGCGGGTGGAGTGTGAAAGCTCGATGCAGACGGCGTTGATCTGAGCGCCGTTGTCTTTCTTCGCGGTAACGTACAGGTTCATGTTGGTTCCTCGCTGGTAGTGGTGGTGGTGGTGGTGGTGGTGGTGGTGGTGGTTGGTGGTGCGGGTGTAGCTTGTGATGGGTTTTACTGCCTTTCAATCGTTATCCGACGAACGGTAGCAATCAGTGGATGAGTGGTTAAAGCCGTCGTGCCATGCTTTGACAAACGATCGGCTCCACGTCAAGCGTCCGTTGTGTTTGCGCTTGTCGGTGTACGGGCAAGCATCGGGTGTTGCGCCAGTCTCGGCGGCGTGCAGTCCTTTGTTGAACGCCCCTTGCAGTGCGGGTGCCCACGAAAGAAAGCCGCTTGGCCTGCCCATCGCTCGCTCTACCAGATCGGCATCCAGTGTTTCTTCCCTTTGCTCTGGCGTGGTGGTGTTCACTAGGTGGCATAGCACAGTGCCGTTTTCGTAGCGCCCGATGCTCTTTATCCACCACACACCACCGTTGTGCGACATGAGTACGGGCTTTTTCATGCGTGGTCCCCTCGCACGGACGTGACCCGAGCGCGTTCGACTAGGTCAAGCCCGGTCAGGTCTATCGGACAGTCTGGTCGATTCGTCATGACCAAAACGCGTTGATACGGTGTGAGACCGGTTAGGTCGATCTGGCAGTCAGGGCGGTGCGCCATGACCCGAGCGCGGTCGAACGAGTCAAGCCCGGTCAGGTCGAGCGGACAGTCAGGGCGGTACGCCATGACCCGCGCGCGGTCGTAGGGGTCAAGCCCTGTCAGGTCGAACGGGACGCCTTCAACGTGGTGCGTCAAGGCCCAAGCGTACCAGCCGGGGTGCTGAGCGCGCAGCTCGTTGAACGTTCGCGGCTCAGCGTTGAGCCAGTCCAGCGCTTCGCTGCACGCGTCAGTGTTGCGCGCTTGGTCGATCATTTCTTGCGTGATATCAATGCTCATTGCTCTCTCTCCTCGTGTTAATCATGCTCTTTATGCCGGCAAGCGTGCTTGAGTACATGCCCTTAGCAGTCCAGCGCCAGCCATACACGTGCGTGCATGGAAAAATGCAAACGCCTTTGTAGATGCGTGCCTTGCGGTTCATGCTGCGTCCCTCACGGTTGGTTGGTAAAGCTCGCTCTCAATTCGCCTTGCGCGTTCAATATAGCGTTCGGCTTCGGCTGGCTGGCATGCCCGTTCGCAATCTCGCGCGCACAGCATGGCTTCGAGCGCATCCTCGAAACAGCGTTCAGTGTAATCGAAGTAAGCGAACGCTGCTGGTTGCAAGTGTGTTGGCAAGTCCTCAATAACCTCATAACAATCAGCGATGTACCCCTCACCGAATGTTACTGGCCAGTCCCACGTTGCCAGCGTAAGGCGTTCTATTTCACGCTCGATGTTTTTCATTTCGGCACCACTATAATACGTGCGATGTCTTGCGCTGGCAACACTTCACGCTCGGCCATGCGTGCGGCAACGCGCGCGAATTGCTGCGCCGTTAGGTGGCAGTAGCCGAACGCTACGGCTCGCTTATAGGCGAGCCTTGCAGCGCGTGCTTTGGTGAATGTGCTCATTGTGCGTCTATCCTGCTGTAATACCAGTTACCGTCAAACGCCGGGCTTTCGCTGATGTACTTCGCAACATCGACTTGCGCCGCTTGCGGTATGTAGTCCATCAAGCCGCTTGTCTCAAACGGGCCGATAAAACCGAAGCAACTGTCGAAGTTTTCCCATTCGCCGGTGTTGGTGTTGAGCGCTTCAGCCTCAAACCCGTAGCCATCGCCGTTCAGGTAATGGGCATAGCATTCAAGCTCTGCGCCGATGACCTGTCGCGCTTCGTCCTCGGTGAAACCATCTTTCGGCAGGTAAGCAATGCCAAGCTGACCCGAGTCCCAAGGGCAGGAAAACGGCGTGGTGGACAAGGCGATGCCGGAATGGTCGTACATGTACAGCGGGAACACGTGGTATTTCGTGTGGAATGCCTTGATGCCTTGGGCGATCTGCTCGTCCGTCGCTTCATCGAAGCTCGGGAACTCGGTAGGGTCAGCCCCTTCCGTGTATTGGAATGCCGCTGGATCGAGTGATGGTTGGATGTCGCCAAGCGAGTAGCGGCGATGCCAGCAAGCGAGCGTCGCCGTCGCGTACTCGCGCGGATTCTCCGGCGACTCGTCTCGGATGATGCGGAAACGGAAGTTATCCATGTTTGCGGTCCTTGATGCGTTGCTTGATGTCAGTGAGAGTCTTCGAGTATATACCATCCGCAAGCCAGCGCCAGCCCTGCACGTGCGTGATCGGCACTATGGCAGTATCCATGTACGTGTGCACCTTGCGCTTGCTGTGCGTTTTGGTTGGCAGCACAGCGCGCAAAATAGCGCGCTTGGCGTGGATCAGTGCGCGCGTCCGGTACTCGATCCACGTTTCGATGCCGTTTGGTGGCAGTCTGCCGTTGTCGGTGCGGCGCAGCTTCCACGGCGCACACAAGCGCTTGGCAATGTCACGGTCGTAAACCAGCGTGATACCGCCTTCGCTGTATTCGCGCCAGTTCATCGCGCCGTTGAGCAAACCTTTCTCGGTGACCAACTCGCCGTCAGGGTAGTCTTCCAGTAAATCCCGAGCGTACGCGATGACGCCCCTACGCCATGCACTACCCTTGCGCATGGTGGCCAAAATGCCGGTGATGCTTTTCTCGTTCATGGTGTTCCCTCGTTGATGATGGTGCAGGCATAAAGCCTTTTAGCTTTGCCTAGTTCGCGCAAAGCAACATGCTTTGCATTGTAGCACTGGCGTTTTGCGCCAGTGCGTGAAGCATAACCTACCGGCTCAGTGCCGTCAACGGCAATAACGCGCTTGACGCTTGCCGTTTTCGGCTTAGTGCGCACCGCCTCGGCGCGTACCGTTACGCCACGCCATCCGGCAGGGGTGAACACCGAAGTGTTATATTCGATTATCATTGCTCTTCCCTCGGACAGTCAGCGCGGCGCACCATGACCCGAGCGCGTTCGGTTGGGCCAAGACCTGTCAGGTCGATCGGGCAGTCTGGCCGCTTCGCCATGACCCAAGCGCGTTCGGTTGGGCCAAGACCTGTCAGGTCGATCGGGCAGTCAGCGCGGCGCGCCATGACCCAAGCGCGGTCGGCTGAGCCAAGACCTGTCAGATCGATCGGGCAGTCAGCGCGGTGCGCCATGACCCGAGCGCGGGCGTAGTGACTAAGCCCGGTCAGGTCGATCGGGCAGTCAGCGCGTTCGGCCATGACCTGAGCGCGGGCGGTTGGTCTAAGCCCGGTCAGGTCGATCGGGCAGTCAAGCCGATACACCATGACCCGCGCGCGTTCGGCTGGGCCAAGACCTGTCATGTCGATCGGGCAGTCAGCGCGGCGCACCATGACCCAAGCGCGGTCGGCTGAGCCAAGACCTGTCAGATCGATCGGACAGTCAGCGCGGCGCACCATGACCCGAGCGCGGTCGTAGGGGTCAAGTCCCGTCAGGTCGAGCGGAACGCCTGCAATGCCTTCCATCAGCGCCCAAAAGTACCAGCTTGAGTGCTGAGTGCGCAGCTCGCTGAGCGTGCGCGGCTCAGCGTTGAGCCAGTCCAGCGCTTCGCTGCACGCGTCAGCGTTGCGCGCTTGGTCGATCATTTCTTGCGTGATGTTCATTGTTCTTCCTTCGTTTGGCGGTCAGCGCGGTTCGCCATGACCCAAGCGCGTTGATACGGTGTGAGACCGGTTAGGTCGATCTGGCAGTCAGGGCGGTGCGCCATGACCCGAGCGCGGTCGAACGAGTCAAGCCCGGTCAGGTCGAGCGGACAGTCAGGGCGGTACGCCATGACCCGCGCGCGGGCGGTTGGGCTAAGCCCGGTCAGGTCGATCGGGCAGTCTGGCCGCTTCGTCATGACCTTGGTGCGGTCGTAGGGGTCAAGTCCTGTCATGTCGATCGGGCAGTCAGCGCGGTGCGCCATGACCCGAGCGCGGGCGTAGTGACTAAGCCCGGTCAGATCGATCGGGCAGTCAGCGCGTTCGGCCATGACCTGAGCGCGGGCGGTTGGGCCAAGACCTGTCAGATCGATCGGGCAGTCAGCGCGGTGCGCCATGACCCGAGCGCGTTCGGCTGGGCCAAGACCTGTCAGGTCGATCGGGACGCCTTCAACGTGGTGCGTCAAGGCCCAAGCGTACCAGCTTGAGTGCTGAGTGCGCAGCTCGCTGAGCGTGCGCGGCTCAGCGTTGAGCCAGTCCAGCGCTTCGCTGCACGCGTCAGCGTTGCGCGCTTGGTCGATCATTTCTTGCGTGATGTTCATTGTTCTTCCTTCGAGGGGCAAAACGCAAAGAAAAACACCGGGGTCTCCCTGATGCCGAACCGGGGTGGTTGGCTTGCGATCAGTTTGAATGGGTTTTGCAGTGTTGCAAGCATTAGCCGACGAACGGTGGTAATGAGCGGATGAGTGGTTAAAGCTCAGTCGTAGCGCAATCATGTAACGATGAACCGTCGCTCGCTTTGCGCTTGCGCAACACTAGGTTAGTCCAGCACCAGCGGTTTGGTGTGCCGGGTGGATCAGTCGGCAGTGCGTGCGCGTCATGGCCCATACATGCCGCCACAAGTTGGGGGATTGTGACTTGTCGCCCCGATGATAGGGTGATCCTGCTGGCGCGGTCCATGTTCACCTGCGCACCTCGTTTAACGGTGGTGAGTGTGCCGTCGCTTGGCGAGTAATGGAAAGCGAGCGTGTCACCGTGGGGGATCGCGTGCGATGCCAGCTTGCGGCGTGGCGCTGGCGGTGATGCGTGCTCAGGCGTCGCGCCTTGTTTTTTGCTCGCTTGTGGTTTGCTTTGCGCGCGTCGCTCCATCTCGATCTGGGCGAGCGTGCGCGCGTGCGTCTGCATTGCCTTGAGTGGATCGCGTGCGCCAGTGAGTATGTTGTATGTGGCTTGGATAGCTAGGTGTAAGCGTTGGTCGGTCATGGGTTTTCCTTGCTGGGTTTTGCAAAAATGGGTTTTACATGTAACTGGTAAAAAATTATACAGCTTTTCATGGGATTTACAGGCCCTTTTCTGCATGGGATTTACATGTAATTTTGGGAAGATGGGATTTGCGAATGTAAGCTATTGATTCTTGACTGTGTTCTGTTTGCTGTATGTTATACTGAAAAAACTGACATTTAGGAACGGTTAATGAATAGCGCCTAAATGTAAGTTATTTGGTGCATATATAGGAGAACTTTTTTTTGCGTGAAAATCAATGACTTACGAAACCAGCTAGATGGGATTTTCATGGGATTTACAGCAAAAAAACATGGGATTTACCGAAACTCGATTCGCTAATGCGCTTTGTGCGCTTTGCCCCTCACAGCGCGCACGCGAAAGCGCCAGCCGGTGTTGCGGCTGGCGCTTTGCTCTTCGGCACACGGTTTAGCGCTTTGGGCGCAGAATCATGGCGGCGCATGGCGGGCGATGATTGAGATCAAGACCGCACGCCATGTCTACTAATTCATGGGTGGCCGGCACGACCGGCGGACCAACATCAAAGCCAGCGTACCAAGCGCCGTCTACGAGCACCCCGCCGTTATAGGTGTAGCTTACCGGCACCTTCACCATGACCTCACTGGCTTTCGCCAGTGAGGTCAGGTCGGCTCCACCCACAGATTTAAGTAGGTTCATGGCGTCAGCGCCTTGAACTTTTCAGGGTTAAATATCCCGCCGTCCCACGTGTGGGCGAAGGGGCCAATCAGAAACCCCAAGCCATCTTCCTCGCGCAGCACGCTAATGGCCTGCTGCTCAAGGATGCAGGCCATAGCGTACAGCGCGCTGTATTGTCGATCCTCGATGGTGTACGCTTTAACACGTACGACGAAAGTCCCCTCATCCTCGTCTGCACCTTTCGGCACGAACCGGTAGCTTAGAATGCGGTGCCCCGTCAACTGGCACGCGCGCGCAATGTCCGCAATAGTGATGCGCCCGTGCACATCGCCCACAGCATCGCCCACGTTGATACTGTATTCCATGACCTTTCACCCTCAATAAGTGCGCGATTCGCACAAAACGAACTTTACTGCGCACAGTGAGCACAACGCAACTAACAACCGACGAACGGCAGTAAATGACCGACGAACGGCAGCGCTACGCGCGCCAGCGCTACGCGCGCCAGCGCTACGCGCGCCAGCGCTACGCGCGCCAGCGCTACGCGCGCCAGCGCTACGCGCGCCAGCGCTACGCGCGCCAGCGCTACGCGCGCCAGCGCTACGCGCGCCAGCGCGGATGGCAATATGCACCCCCTACCCTTCGCGTGTCGCGCACGTGGTCTTTGTTAATGAGTCTTCTTTTTCTTCCCGCCTCAACCAGCGCAACGCGCATACCCCACTCTCACAGCGATGGGTTTTACACCACACCCTTACAGCGATGGGTTTTACACCACACCCTTACAGCGATGGGTTTTACACCACACCCTTACAGCGATGGGTTTTACACCCTACCCTTCGCACCCCTACCCTTCGCACCCCTACCCTTCGCACCCCTACCCTTCGCACCCCTACCCTTCGCACCCTACCCTTCGCACCAAGCGCACAGCTACTTGACAAGAGCAAACATGACTGTGATACCATCGCGCCTATGAGCGACTGGCAAGAAACCTACATCGAAGAACTCCGAGCTTCCGGTATGGAGGCGACTGCGCGCGCTCGCGCCCACGTTGGCCGGGCGACGGTAGAGCGAGCGATGGAGGAGGACGTTGATTTCGCCAGTACGGTACTTGACGCCAAGGAGCGTTGGGCCGATGTACTTCGCAAAGAGGCATACAGACGCGCGGTAGAGGGCATTGACAAAGGCGTCTACTATCAAGGAGTGTTAACGGCCACGGAGAAGCAGTACAGCGATAGCTTGCTGTCCTCGATGCTGAAGGCCCATTGCCCTGAGTACGCCCCGGAGTTGACGTTGAAAGGCGACAAGAACAAGCCGCTAACGATCAACATCAGGGGCTTCACAGAAGTGGAAGAGGACTTGGCGTGAGCATTCCGGTAATCGGGCAACCTATGATGGAGGTTGCCACAAACGAAATCTTCAAGGTGCTGTGCAACTGCGGTAACGTACAACCTAGAAAGCACACTCAGCGATTCATCCGAGACAACCCCGCTAACTACCGGGAGTTGACCGTAGAGGAGAAGGAACAATGGCAGTTGACACAGCAGGCATCCCAAGGCGCGGGGCATTCACCGAAGTAGACCTCGGGGACGGCATCAAAGCGTCGCCGGTGGGCGGGCGCGGGAACCTCATCACGTACAAGCTGTCGAACGGGGAGACTTTCGTTGCCAGCAATGCGTCCTCGGCGGAAGGGTTGCGCTTTTCGGCGGAAGCACAAGGTGCCCTTCCGCCAATGCCGCTCTTGCGCAAAGCCCCGCGATGAGCGCAAGTGTTCACCCACCTGCACAGGACGCTGTGATCGCTCTGTTGCAAGAGGTGCTGGAGCTTGCAAAAGAGAAAGGGCTGACATCTTGTGTTGTGGTAGGGGCCAACGGGAAGGAAGAGCTGTCAGTTGCACTGGTGGAGTTCGAGGATTACTACGTGGTGCGCGACTTGTTGACGACCACGGCGGAGGACATGAGGACCATGCCACAATGAAGAGCCGTATTTATACGAGTGAGAAGCTCGACAACAAGGACTTTCGCTTTGGTCAGACGACCTCGTACTTCCCTGCGATTGTCGTTGATACCAACGATGAAGAGCACAAGGCGCTGTTCACCTACGACCAGCTCCAGCGGGCGCGCATCAGGGCCAAGAGAAACCAAGAGGACTTCCCGGTGAGCAAGCTGCACTACCAGATCAACCCATGCGACATGGATCGCTTCAAGTTCCTCGCTCCGATCGGGGACGCGCTTGCGGCCATCTATGAAGGGTTCAACGCAGGGACCGAGTGTGTGTGCTGCCGAGGCGCACGGCTCGTGGCACTCGCCGTGCTCAGCTTCACACTCGGGGCGGTCTTGCTGTGAGCTGCCGGTGCTGTCAGGACAACCCCCTGCCCTCGCGGGGGCAATGCCGGTGCAAACCCCGGTGTACGACCAACCCTGAGTGCCAAGAGGGGCCGGCAGGGCCGGCAGGCCCGCAAGGCATCCGTGGAGAGCGCGGACCCAAGGGCGACGCCGGCACCCAAGGCCCACAGGGCGAGCCGGGGCCGATAGGCGCGAGAGGCCCTGAGGGCGACAGGGGGCCAGCAGGCACCCAAGGTCCGCAAGGCCCTCAAGGCGACGCGGGACCGCAAGGCCCGCAAGGCCCACAGGGCGACGCGGGACCGCAAGGCCCTCAAGGCGACACGGGAGCGCAAGGCCCTCAAGGCCCTCAAGGCCCTCAAGGCGACACGGGAGCGCAAGGCCCACAGGGCGACGCGGGACCGCAAGGCCCACAGGGCGACCCCGGTCAGGTCCAGTCCGTAGCCGGTCGCACTGGCGACATTACGCTCACCACGACTGACATCGGGGGCCTTGGCACGGCAGCCACGGCCAACACCACGGACTTCGCCACGGCTGCGCAAGGCGCAACGGCGGACACTGCATTGCAGCCGGCAGACGGATTGGCTGCGCTGGACGCGGCTGCGGCGACGAAGTTGGCAGGCATCGCCACGGGCGCGACGGCCAATGCCACGGACGCGCAACTACGTGACCGAGCGACCCACACAGGCACGCAGCCCCACACCACGATTACGGGGCTTGGCGACGCAGCTACACGCAATGTCGGCACCACAGCAGGGACGGTGGCCGCTGGCGACGACGCACGACTGAGCGATGCACGCCCGCCCACGGCCCACAAGCATCCACTGTCCGACCTGACTCAATCTGGCGCGGTGCGTGGGCAGTATATGTTCTGGGACGGTACAGCGTGGACGCCACACGTGCCAAAGATCACCAGCACGATTACAGCGAACACGATCACGCCGGATGCCGATACTGATATTGTGCGACCAGTCGGCGCACTCGACAGGATCATTACAATAGCCAACCCTGTAGGAACCCCAATCGCTGGGCACACATTCACGGTGGATTTGGCCGGAGGATGGGCGAATAGACGGGTGGTGTGGGGGAGCGAATACTCATCGGGCATGGCGATGCTCCCCGTCGCTACGACAGCGATGCGCAGGATGCTGGTCACTGTTGAGTACGACTCGGCGACAAGTGCATGGCGATGCATGGACGTACAAACGCAGGAGCTGACAAACCGCCAGATGGTCCAGTCAGTTTTCAAAAAATATGCAGCAGCAGGCGGGGCGTGGGATTTTACCGATGCAGGAACGCTGTACTCAGACCCTTTCGCAATCTACATCCGCATAGGAGCCGGGCCTGTCGGCGCTGCATTGGATATTTCCCGTAATCTCGTGCCAGAATTGATTACAGGACCAATAGACACGTACTCACTGAATACAGAAGGCACCTCGCCTCCAGCCACAAACAACAGCACGACGTTCGGCGGACTGCCGTGTGTCTCGGTTAAGTTCCCTATGCTAGGGACCGGTGGGTACGCGGTATCGAGAGCAAGCGGAGCGTTCGGACCTGTTAATGCGCACGCAGTAGCCTTAGGGAGTGTTGACTTCGCGCTATCCCGAGCGCTCACCCCCAGCGAGGTGTTAAAAGTTTTGTTCACGGGGACGTTCGGCACCCGAGAATACTCTATTACAAGCGCGGATGCCGCAGGCCGGTGGAACGCGATCACCAATTTAATCGCCATAAACCAAACGGCGAGCACCGCCAGCATCGGCTGTTACGTGTTCGCCTATACCGAGCTCAGCACACCCGTCACTGTGTATCTGCGCAATGTGCTGCTGGAGAGCATTGCGGGCCACCCGTTCAAATCTCTGGCAGATGCTCAACGCCCTTCGTTTGCGCCTAGTACCGGGCTGACTTTCGATGGTGTAGACGACCAGTTGATGTCCTACATCCCTGCCGGTACATACACGGTCGGCAAGATGTACTCCGGCCCGCCATCCATCACCGAAGGCGTGTCTGTATCAGGCGGGTACGCGCTCACCGAAAACACTAAGAGGTTGGTGGTGATTGCCGCGACGCTATCAGACGACGACAAAGAGATCGTCCGTAATTGGCTCAAACTTGGTGGGTGATGATCGAGTTCCTCGTAGGCCTCATCCTCACACTACTAGCTGTGGTCTTTGCCTTCGCTGCGTTCGCTGGTGCGGAGTCTGTGCGCAAGGAGCGCGACCAATGAGCATCGGCGCAATCTGGATCATTGCCTTACTCGTGATCGGCGCGGTGATCGCCGGTCGATCCGGCAAACGCAAGGCCAATGCACCCAACCCCGCGCCGAACGCACGCGGCTGGGCGATTGGCTACTCGCCGGGCATGAGCCAGCGTGACCTTGTGCCGACTGCATCAGGCTGGCGCATTGCGATCCCGACCAACCCGGCCAGCCACCTGCACTACGTCCAGAACTTTCAGCCGCCACCGCTGCGTGTGGGCGGCCAGATCACCGTGCGCCTGCGTGTGACAGGAGGCCCCTGCATCCCGCAGGAGCGACCCGACGCGCAGGCCACGGCCTCACTGCTCATCCAGCGCAAGGGTGACGATTGGACCGCACGCGGCGAGATGGCGTCCTATCGCTGGTACAGCGCGCAGCAAATCCCTCTCACGCCGGGCGAGCACGTCATCACGGTGACGCTCACCCCGTCGCAGTGGGGCGACGTGTACGGCGGCCAGAACGCACGCCTGTTTGCCGATGCCATTGCGCACATCGATAACATCGGCATCGTGTTCGGCAGCGCCGGTGGTCGTGGGCATGGGGTGTATGCCTCCGCGCCGTGCACGGTGGAGTTGATCGGGCTGGGGGTGAGCGCGTGATTATTCTCTCCTCTGACCCCTTGCCACCACCGACCCCCGTTACACTACAGACGGACCCGCCACCGCTCGTGCTCATTGTCGAGCAGGAAACGGTGGTCTACGGACCCAACGGACAGCGAGTGACAATCCCGGCAGCGAGCGAGATCGACGTGTGCGCGAGCAACGGGAAGCTGTTGGTGTACGAGGTAGGTGCTATGGTGGTGCGGATGCCTCGCTCTTGCAGCGAACGGCCACTTTTCTCAGATGGATTTGAAGATGACAGCGCAGGCTAACGACGACAGCGCAAGCACAGCGCGCAACACACCAGCGACGATCAACGTTTTGGCTAACGACACGGTGAACGGGCAGCCAGCTACGCTTGGTAATTTGTCGGGGCTGCCAATCATCACGACGCCTCCAGCGCAGGGCACGGCGATAGCCAACCCTGATGGGTCCATCACGTACACACCAAATAATAACTTCGTAGGCACTGACGAGTTCTACTACTCCATCGAGGAGGGCAGCGGAATGGCTCGTCTTACAGGTACAGTCGCAGCAGGTACACTGCGTGTTATGGGGTTTCCGATCGGGACCGTGGTTGACTGGGGGGATGGCACAACGACAGTGATATCGGGGCCTAACGTGAATCAATCATACTCCCACGCCTACGCAGGACCGGCTACGTTCAACGTAACATCGGCAGGGACAGCAGCAGGAGTGGATATTTACATCGGCGGGACGGCTCTACTTACAATAACCGATTGGAGTCTCATCTCAACGTGGTCTGGGGTTCCGGGGATGCGGATGGGGCTGTCGGTAGGCGATTCAGAAAATCTCACAGCGGTCCCCGCATCACTCCCAGCTAATATCACGAGTCTCCAAGACTGCTTCCAACGGTGCTATGTGTTTAACCAAGACATAACCATGTGGGATACGAGCAATATAACCAGCATGAACTACATGTTCGCGAACGCCCGCTCGTTTAATCAACCGATAGGCGTGTGGAACGTATCCAGCCTCATAGGTATTAGCCACATGTTTGACTGGGCGTTAGTCTTTAATCAGCCGCTAAATAACTGGGATGTGTCTAACGTGGTGTATGCGGGGTATGCGTTTTTTCGGTGCCCGTTCAATCAACCATTGAATAACTGGGATACGAGCAGTTTGGAAGATGCTCAGGGTATGTTTGACTTTTCGTCGTTCAATCAAGATATAGGGATGTGGGACACCTCCGCGCTGGTAAATGCAGCAGGTATGTTCCGAGCCAACACAGTCTTCAACCAAGACCTATCAGGCTGGTGCGTAACAAACATTCCCACCGCGCCGTATCAATTCGATCAAAGTGCGAATAGCTGGGTGCTTCCTCGACCTGTGTGGGGGACGTGCCCGCCATGACAGCAAGCATTGCAAAGGTCACAGTCACAGTCGTCTCGCAAACAGGCGATCTGGTAGCGGATGACTGGGCGAGCACATCGCAGAACTCACCTGTGGTCATCCCTGTGATGGCCAACGATCGCATCGCTGGTAACCCCGCCACGCCGAGCAACAGCGTCGTGGTCATCACGTCTCCTCCCACCCAAGGCACGGTGACAGTCAACCCAGACGGGACCGTGACCTATACGCCGAACGAGGGGGCGTGTGGACAAGACACGTTCCAGTACACGTTGACGAGGCTCTGACATGGCTACCGTGACCATCACGATTGACTGCCCGATCGGCGCAGGGGTGCAGGCCAGAGATGATGAGGTGTTCGTGTCAGCGCCGGGGGTGGCGATCCAGAGCATCCTCGCAAACGACGCATTCGCTGGAGATGTGACGCTCACTGCGACCACGCCCATCCCTCCGGCCCTGTCACTCTCCCCTGAAGGGCAGGTGGAGCTTCTTGCAGGGGCGGCTCTCGGAGTGTACTATTTCAGCTACGAGATATGCGTAGGCAGCGTGTGCTCCACCGCAGAGGTCACGGTTAATTACGTCGAGGAACTGCCGTGCATAAATCCACAACTTGCGCTCTTCTCGCCTTGCTCCTTGCCGGATGCTCCGGGGGGACTCCCGTAGCAGACGCACCTAAACCCGGCGACAAGATAAGCGTATGCGTAGTGTGGCATGTAGAGAGCCAAGAGTCTCTGGAACAAAAATACGTCGCGTTTGGAGGGCGCATACCGGAAGGCAGCAAGCTACAAGGCTTTACAACCAACAGGGTGGCAATCCACACACTACCACCACGCTATGTGGATGACCATATAACAACCACCATCGGGCATGAGTTCTTACACGTAGCACTAGGTAATTACCACAAAGAGGTTAAATGAAATGGCACAGCTAATACCCCAACTCCCCGGCGACAGCGAGAGCATCCAACGGGCGGCGATCAGCAACAGAAACGGCCTTGTGGTCGGTTTCCCCGGCAAGACACAAGTCAACTGCGGTGGGCTGACGTGTCAGGTAGCAGGGGGCGCTACGCCAGAGCCTTTCGTTTTCTGCTTGATGCGTAACCCGGAAATGGGCGATCCAGTGGTAAACGAGCAGGACGAGGTAGTTTTGTATTTGTTGTCTAACGATACTCCGCCTGATGGCGCTCCAGCAGCTAGACCGTTCGATTTTTGTGTGTCAGTCACAGGCTTCAGCAGCGATGATTGCTATGCTTCTGGCTCTGGCGTGATACCAGAAGGTCAGTGGTATACTAGTGTTACAGTGCCTGCCCCACCGTCAGGGACAGTGCTTTACCTATTTCCGTCGCTTGACGGAATGCCGATGGCCCCGTGCGGAGAGTCGCCGAGCATCCAATTCACCATTGGTGGCGGCGGGGGAGGGGGCTAAAGGGCATGCAGACCCTGACCTGCTCTTCGCCTACGCTGTCGTTGATTCTACCTGACTGCCTAAGTCAGGTCACGACAGCAATGCTCAAACGACCTTGCTTCGAGGACGTAGAGGCAAGCATCGCCACCAACAACGGACGGATAACTGTTTCAGTTCCGCAAGCTAAGCTGAGGAAAGGTGTTTGGATTCTTCAGATCGAAGCACCTGATTGCGGGTGCTATGAGACATTCGTGCACGTAGACGTGTGCGCGCCCCCTGCGTTCGAGGGTGTGCATCACGGGGATGGAACGGATGACACCATCACCCCTGTCTGTTGCCCCAACGAACCGGACCTGTGCGCTTAATCGATGGAAGTTGATCTGCCAGCGAGAGGATGGGAGCCACGCCCTGCGCAACTGAAGGCGTGGAATGCCCTGATGAGTGGGAAGTACCGAACGGCGCTTCTCGCTTGGCACAGGCGTATGGGCAAGGATGAGGTGGCGCTGCATCACGCCGTTATCAAAGCTATGCAGCGGGTGGGCAACTACTGGCACATGCTCCCTGTGCAGGAGCAAGCGCGCAAGGCGATCTGGGAAGCGGTCAACCCCGAGACTGGCAGGGTGCGCTGGAAGGATGCCTTTCCTGACGAGCTTATATCCCACGTAGATAACCAAGGCATGAAGTTGACCTTGGTTAACGGCAGTACATGGCAAGTGCTCGGGAGCGATAACTATGACTCGCTGGTTGGTACATCTCCTGTCGGCATAACCTACTCAGAAGATGCGCTTGGTAACCCCAACGCGCACTCGTTTTTCAGTCCTATCCTGCTAGGGAATCACGGCTGGTCGTTGCACATCTCGTCTGTTCGCGGGCGCAACCACTTCTACGACAGGTTCAACTTCTACAGGGAAGACCCACAAGCCTTTGTTCAACTGCTATCGGCAGAAGACACTGGGATTTTCTCGCGGCAGGAACTAGCCGAAGAGCGTAGGCGATATGTGGCTGAACGCGGTGGAGTAATTGGTAACTCGCTGTTCGAGCAGGAGTACTTGTGTAGCTGGGATGCCGCGATTGCCGGCGCGGTATTTGGGCCAGAAGTCAAACAGCTCATGGAAGAGGAGAGAACACTCCCTCTAGTCTATGACTCACGTTATCCGGTAAACACATCGTGGGATTTGGGGGTGGCAGATACTAATGTTATTCTGTTCTGGCAGACAGTAGGCAACTACGAGCGCTTGATAGATTGGTATTCATCAAACGATGTAGGCATAGACCACTACGCTGAGGTGCTGGCGAGCAAGCCCTACTTCTACGGTTCACACGTAGCACCGCACGACATAGCACAACGTGAGTGGGGGTTGAACGGGGTATCACGTCTTGAGCACGCGAAGACCTTGGGCATTCATTTTGAGCGGATGCCAAACGTGCCGAAAGGAGATTCAATCGCGGCAACAGCGCAACTACTAAGACGGATGCAGGTAAACGTGCTGGAGAAGAGACCAGATGACACCTCTGGGGATTGCAGCTTTATCCTCGAAGCGATAAAAAACTACAGGTATATCTACGACAGCGAGCGTAAAGTGATGAGTAAGAACCCAGTGCATGACTGGACTTCTCACTACGCCGATGCGATGGCAACTTACGCGCTCTTCGCTTTGCAGTCCCGCACTCCGGGGAAAAGAGTATTGCAAGGCAGAAGTGTTCAAACATTTGACACAACGCGGGTCCGTGATATTCTCGCGCGGCGAGGGAAACCCGCCTTGAAGGGAGCTTTTGGGTGAGCGAAGAAATAAACGTAGCGGAAGAAGCACGGGACACCCTCGCCAGAGTGGTGCTTGATCGCTATCGCCGCGCGAAAGAGTACCGGGACTCTTACCGGGTTCACCAAGGGCGCAGCTTTTCGGCCTTGATCGAACGTGCTGACCATCAATTTCGCCGGGAGTACACCAGCGAGGATGCTGCGCAGATGGAGGAAGCGTTCGGCTTCACGCCGACTCGTTACTACGGTATCACACAACAAAAGACGTTGGCCACAGTGGCATGGCATAATGATCTTGTAGTGAACAACCTAGACAGTATGTTCACGGCAACTCCTTCTCCTGAGCCAACTATCGACTCTGCTACGCGAGAACGCATCAGAGCAGGCGTCAGGGAGAGCTTGCTGAGCAAAATGCAAGAAGCGGGGCTGGCTGACCCTAATATGCTGCTGGACGCAAAAGGGCGTCCAGCCCAACGCATTCGTGAGTATCTGCAATCACAGGTGTTAGCCCTCCGTGATGTAGAGCGTGCTCGCATAGTAAGTACGGCGCAGGGAGCTTCGCAGCGAGTTCAAAGTCAGATGCGCGATCTGATGCTTGAGGGCGGGTTCAGGCAATCATATCAACTGTACACATTCGATCGCTGTCTCTACGGTATGGGTGTTATGCGTTTCCCTGATTTTCAGCGCCGTCCAGTGCTGTCGCACGAGGGTAAGAGTGTCAAGGTCAAGTGGAAAACAACTCCTTGGTTCAGGCACGTACGCCTACAAGACTTCTACCCTGTCTGCGATGCCATCGACACACTGACTAACTCCGGTAATACTGAGATTACTTTTGTAACTAAGGCTGAGTTGATCCAGATGGCCGAGGTTGAAGGCTATTACAAGGATCAAATCGCTGACATCATCGATGACTACGCATACCGTGCGCGAAACTGGGTGGAAAGCGACACGGACGCAGAGTACTGGAATCTCGATGACGTAGCGCCACTGCTTATCCACGAAGGCTTCTTCTCTGGATCGGAGCTGGCGGAGCACGGAATTACCGGGATTGGAAAGCTCGACTACGTGTCGGCCCGCGTAGAGGTGTGCGGTTGGCGCACCATCCGTTGCAGTATCCAGCGTATGCCGAACGCGGCTGGGCGAACCTACTTCACATCACCTTTCGCAAAAATAGGAAACAACCTGCTGGATTGCATTGGGCTTGGTTCAATGCTTTGGGATACAGAGCAACGTATCAACCGCCTGATGCACCTGTACGAGCACAACGCGGATTGGGCTTCACGCCCCCCAGCGATGGTCAACCCCTCGGCCTTCAACAATCCTTCTGACGCGGAGAACATCGTGCCGGGTGGGCAGTACATGGTCGAGGATCGCTTTGGTGCGTCAGGGTCCATGCCAGAGCCGATTCGTTCCATGCGCACGGTATCAGCGCAGTATCACTTGCTCATGTCGCAGGTTGGTTTGTTACTCCGCCAAGCGGACGAAGACTGCGGCATCCCAGCGTTTGCTTACGGTGCTCAAGACTTTGGCCGCTCCTCGCTTGGCGAGTACAGTCAGCGCATGAGCAATGCGCTGCGCACTATCAAGCAGGCCGCGCTCAACGAAGACATTTACTTCATCGAGCCGGGCTTCAAGGGGCTATTCCAGTACACGATGGAGCAATACCCCGATCTGCGCGAAGGGCAGGATGTGGGGTTGCAGGTCCGAGGCATGACTGGGCTGCTTCGAGAAGACGCCACGGTCAGGGCGATGCAGAGCACGGCCCCTGCGGTCATCAACGACCAGACGGGTATTGCTACGCAGGAAGCGAAAGAGTATGCTTTCCGACAGATCATGGAGCAAGCAGGGTTCCCTGTGGATGCGCTTGGGATGGCCAACCCTATCGTGGACAACGCAATGGCTGTGGCAGCAAACCAACCGCTCAATCGCTTCATTCCCGGAGGGGCGCAAATCCCCGAGCTGGATGGGCGCTCAGGAGTCCCAGCGGCGAACGTCGCAAGCCCGAGAGGGCTATCGAATGCGGCTATCCCTACCCCTTCACTTGGCGGATAACACATGTCGGTAAACATAGCAGGAAGGCAAGTTAGCGTCGGAGATAGCCTATACCATCTAGGCTATGACGCTTGGGGTACTGTAGTGCGCTTCGACACTAACTCTGCGGTCCTCCGGTTGATTGGAGCTGGGGGAAGTGAGCGAGACGTGTTCGTTACAAACACAGGGATCGTTGGATCACGTAGGCAAGTTTACTGGCACGAACCGCTGTTCCTTGACCTCCCGAGGAGGAACGTGACGAAGTACCAAACGATACTCAACGCATTGATCGCGGAGTTCGAGCCGTGAGCCTCTTGATCGATAGGGATACAGTAAACGGGGTGTCGGATACGTTCACTGTGTTCGGCCAGATAACCGTCTTCGCTTCAGGGCTTGCTGGGGATGACCGGGTTGAGTTCGAGCTGGTGCGAATCACCGCAGCACGGACTGCCGGTGGGGGTTGCCCCCCGACACCTGTTGTTCTCCCTGCCGTAATCTGGTCAGCGCCACTCCGTTGTTGCGGAACTACTATCGCGCTTACTGCGGATAACCCATACGTGATTGTCGATAACCCGCAGCAAGTTCTTCTGCGTGCTAAACTTATCTCTAATGACCCTATCATCGGAGAAAAGATCGTGTGGTACGAAGTAACCGGCACGAACAATGTAACTGACCGTATGCGCGGTTGTCCCTGTGCTCAAGGAGCTTAACCAGTGGCAAGTGTAACTCTTTTTGACCAAACCAAACTCTCGCCTACCTCTCCTTTTTTCTACTTAAACGAGCAGGTCACCGTAGCCGCGTGGGGCTTGCACCCGGATGACTACATCACCTTCGAGATGGTGCAGACAAACGCAGCCAGCATGCCCCGAGCGTGCGGTTGCGATTTTGTGCCCGCAGGCCGCATTGCGCTCAACGCGGTGCAGGAGCTGCTGTGCCCTTCCTGCCCCTCGGAGAGTCGGCCTGTGCGCCTACGTCCGACAAATCCGGCAGTGGTGCTGGACTACCCGCAGGGCGCGCTCCTGCGCGCTGTGTACCACGGCACGGGGCTTGAGACGGGTGAGGTTGTCGTCATCGCGTACGACAGCGTGACGGGCGATCTGACTGATGCCATTCGTGGATGTCCGGCTCCTTGCTGCGTTGACGAAGGGGGCAGCACTGAATGGACCCCGACAGGCGTCTACCGCTGCAACGGAGAGAACTACGAAGAGCGCGAAGAAAGCAACTGCGACGAGTTTCGCTGGGTTGTCGTAGGCTCTGCACAATGGGAGGACACCGGCAACTTCCGTTGTGTTGATGGAGATGTCGAGGCGCAGCAAGAGAGTATCTGTGGAACCTATCGCTGGGTTTTGCAAGGGCCTGTCACGTGGACGCCGAACGGGGAAACCCGATGCAGAGGCGGCAACGTCGAGAGGCAAGAGCTTGATAACTGCGGTAACCCGCGCTGGACTATTGTCGGACCTGTAACGTGGGTTAATCTTCCCGAGAATCGTTGCCGTAACGGCAATGTAGAAACGCTGCAAGTTGATGACTGCGGCAATACACGCTGGGTTGTTAGCGGGCCTGTCGTTTGGGTGCCGAACGGGGAAACTCGTTGCGTAGACGGCCTACAGCAAGTACAAGAAGCGGATAACTGTGGCAACACGCGCTGGGTTCCGACAGTTAGCCAGTGCGATATTCGCTACTACGCGACGCTCGATCTGTTCTGCGGTGCTCGCGCTTATCGGCCCACTGACCCGCGTGATCCGGCTGCGACTATCCCTCTGCAAGGCTGCCGGATTGGCGATCCAATCGAAGGGTACATCTATCCAACCCCTCAAGAAGGGGCTACTACTGCGGTGTATGCGGGTGCTTGCGGAGGATGCGATGAGGAGCTTCTCGGTTATGCAGTTGACTTCATTAACGGGTGCGGAGAGTAAACATGCTTGTTACTTGCGAAAACATCGGGCTGGTATTTATCGAGTGGTTGCAAAACACCATGACGGAAGAACAGCGACTTGAGCTTTGCGCTCTGCTTGACTGCAACGAGGAATCCACGCCATGAACCAGCTAGTAAAATGCAGCGTGATTGGTGACGCGATCATTAGAGCGCTCCATTCCAGCAAGGAAGATGCAGATAAACTATGCGAGGCTATCTACCACCCAATCGGGGGCGAGGCTACTGACGACGTAGTGCCTAAGCCTATAGCGGGGGGTGTATACTTTGTGGTTGACGGCAAGAATATACCAGCTAATCAAGAAAATGGCCAAAACCACCGAGGGGACATACTGAGGTTTGATCTGGTCCTAGACAGGGTGGTAGAAAATGATCCTCTAGTCTTTCAAGTTAACCTTAGTGGCTCGCATCAGTCGCTGGATAACACGCCAACACCAATGACAGCGATGATTCCCGTAGGGAGTGACCGCACGTCGGTATTTATCACAACTCTTCCGTCTGCGATCCCTGATCCGGGGGTAAAAACAGAAATGATAATCAGCGGCGGGCCTTCTGCTAGAGTAGCTAACAGTTGGGTTTTTTCTGCTTTTGTATGGCACTAAGCTAACAGGATGAGAAATCAATGGCTCTCGTAAACTGTACTACTCTGCTACCGACGCTCATCGACTGGATTCGGCATGAAGCTACGGAGGAGCAGATCGTGCTTATCCAAACGCTTCTCAACTGCGAGAACTCAGACCCGGATTCAACGCACGATGACGTGACGCTAACTGTTGTCCCGACTTCTGCCCCGGAGGGGACTACCTTTACGTTTACTGTTGGTCTCGGGTCACCTGTCACAGGCACGCCGCTGTCAGTGAACGTGGCTCTGTCCAACACAGAGCAAACCGCGCACAGCTACCCTTCACCCCGACTCGTTGTTATCCCGGTGGGGGCTACCAGCGGGTTTTTTACAGTCGCTACGGTCAACGATGCGGCAGGTGGCGGAAACACTTTGCTGACTGGTACCGTGCAAACCTCACCGCGCGTACTTAATTCCCCTTCGGCAACGGCTACCGTCACACCGCTGTCAGGGTCGTGTGTACCTGTATGGCTTCCAACAGGCACGTTCCAGTGCAATCTCGTGCTCGACATCATAGAGCTGGAAATGACTGATACTTGCGGGAACACTGCTTGGTGGCCCGGCAGAAATATAATCTGGACGCAAGTCGGAGGATTGACTTGCGTTGACGAGTCGTACGTGAGAACAGAGGTAAGCGAATGCGGGGATGAGCGTACTATCGACACAGGCGTTGACTGCGGGGGAACTTGCGTTCCTAACTGGCAAAATGTCGTGCCACAACAGCTTCAATGCACGAATCCCCCTTCGGGAGCTGGGGTGGTTAACGTCTTGCAAGCCGATGGGTGTGGAAACCAGAGATGGTGGTTCCTACGACCTGTTACATGGGCTGATACTGGGCAGGCAGAATGCGTTGACGGAACGATCCATACGGTGCAGGTTAATGATTGCGGAGTTCTCCGCATACATGATACGCAAGTTGCGTGCTGCGACTCTGAGTGGACTGATGTTCCGGGGGTTACGCAATGCTCGACTGGCCGCTTCTTGCAACGACAGACGGACGGTTGTGGGAACTACCGATGGGATGACAGAGGAGCTGTAGTCTACACTGCGGTTGTCCCTCAAGTGATTCAGTGCGTCGGCAACGACGTAGAAGAGCTGCGGGAGAATCAGTGCGGTGGTACCGACTGGTTTGTGATCGGACCTATCGTGTGGACGGATGTGGCTCCGCTAGATACCAGATGCCAAGGAGGCTTCTTGGAGAAGCGTCAAACGAACCAGTGTGGTACTTCTCGCTGGGTGTTGACAACATCGCCGGGGACGCCATGTAACGTGGTGCCTGCGCCGATACTCCCTGCGCAGATCGAGGCACGTAACTTCGAGTGCTGCTATGACACCTTTGGCAATCCCGGAAACCCGACTGGTGCAGAAACTACGTTGACGATTAGGTCGAACGGTCAGATCGAGTCTCACAATGAGTGCGGCGCGCCTAAGCACGTAGTAGGAACGTGGTTGCCGAGCGGACAGGTGAACTCAAGCTACCAGTTCAGGGTAGCGCGTACTAGCGCACCTGTCAGCGCGGGTGGCTGGGTTACGGCGACATCAAACTCTCAAGTAAAGGCAAGTTGCCTCACGTCGAATATGGGCGTAGACGTTTTCGACTTCGATATTTACTGGAGGCCGAACGGTAGCTCTGATCCTACGGGGACGCTGTACTTCTCCGGGTCGTATTCCGCGTCGTGTAACGGGCCTTGCTGAGAAGGTTCGGCTATTGATCGCTTATAAGCTAAGCGAAGAGGTGGGAGTGGAGGCACTAAAAATCCTCCCTCCCACCACGGTGTCGGTTGCAGCGGCTTTCGGGATGGATGCGGGAGCGCTTGTAACGCAGTTAACGCTGATCTACGTGATGTTTCTTATCACCGAAAAGCTGACAAAGTGGGGCTACTTGCTCTATAAAAAATGCCGAAAGCAAAACTAATCATTGTCGGAGGTATAGCCTCCGTCGCCATAGCCGGATCGCTGTTCGAGGTGAACGGCGACGGGCTTCGCGGTTTGCTTTCGCTATTCGAGTCAAGCAATCAGACAATCCTCGTACCGTACGCGGATAAACTGGCAGGCGGGCTTCCTACGGTATGTAACGGGCTTACCAAGCATGTTACAAAAGAACCGATAGTTGTTGGTCAAGCGTGGACGCCAGAGAAGTGCAACCGCGAAGAAGCAAGAGCGGTCATAGAAATGCAGTTGGTATTGGCGGGGTGCTTCAAGAAAGCGCCACCGAACCAAGCGGTCTTCGATGCCGCATCGAGCCATGCTTGGAACTTCGGCCCCTACGCCACCTGCGGAAGCGGAGCGATGAAGGCATGGAATCGAGGGGAATGGGAGCTTGGTTGCAAACGGATCGCAAGAGGGGACGACGGGAAGCTCGTTTGGAGCTACGTGTCGAAGGTCGTTAACGGAGTGAAGACATACACGCTGGTTGACGGGCTGGCTACTAGGAGAGACGTAGAAGCTAATTACTGCGCTGGGGGTTTGTAGTGAACAGGTATCTTACATTCTGGCGGCAGGGAGTTCTGTTGTTGTTGTTGTTGGCGATGTACCTACTAAGGGGGTTCAGGTGAGGTCTTTGCTTGTGAAGCTAGTAATCGGGCTGTCGCTCTACTCAAGCATCGCAACTTGGTGGATTCTGACCGAACCTAAGCGCTTGGCAAACGCCTCGCAAGAGGCATACCGAGAAGCTGTCGCAGAGTCGATGCAACAGATTAAGAACTCCGCGAACGAGCAAGCGACTCAGTTCGATAACGGTGAGGGGGCGAGGGGCAAGGTTGAAAAGGTTTTCATACCTGTCAAGGAAGTAGTGCATGATACGAAGATTGAGTATCGGTGTGTTGGTGAGTACCCTGACGGCGTGCGCTGGAGCCTCTCTCAGGCCACCGCTGTCGCAAACGCCGTGGGTCGATTGCCGACAACCGACCACAAGCAGACTCCCAAACCCCCCGATCAACTCGGTGGCGCAGTGGGTGGAAAAAGGCCCTGAGTGGGCTGTAAACGTTCTTGAGGTATTGACTTTGGAAAGAGAGTACCGCAAGATTGAGCACGAATGCTATGAAAGGAGCAAACCATGAGCAATCCGTTCGCAACTACCCCGCACCGCGCGGTGAAAACCATCAGCACGACGCCTTCTCCGAAGAAGATTCCGAGCACTAGCGTTCGGAAGCCCAGCGATGCTCGCCCCCTGCCGTTGAAGCAGAACCGTTGCGCGTCCTGCGGTAAGCGTCATTCTTGACATGCTTTCACCAGAGCAACAACTCAAGGTAGTACGTCAAGCATTCTTGCTTGACGATACCTTGAAACAAGCCTTCCTTGCTGTCGTAAAGCAGTTTGCAGACGAAGAGCTAAGAGTAGGCTACAAAACGCTGGATGTCTCTGTACTTATGCGCCAAACCGGGATTGCAGAAGGGATGGAGAAGCTGGCAAGTGTTCTCACCAAGGACACAGTAGCGCGTTCGCAAGACCGGCTACCCCCTCGTTGACAATCAAGGATAAGTAACATGGCTACAGCGGCAGAACTAGCAGAGGCAAGAGCAGAGGCAAAGTTGGCGAAGGCTCGCAAGAAAGGGCTTATGCCAGAGACAGAAGGCGAAGAGAACGACAAGAGCTTGGATGAAGAGGGCTGGGAAGGCCAATCCCTTGCTGTCCCGCGTGAAGACCAGCGCGAAGGGGCAAGCGAAGCCGATGAGCTTAGGGATAAGCTGAACCGTATAGAAATGGATTTCCGATCGTTGCAAGGCAGACTGGCCCCCACCCAGCAAGAGCTGGAGTCCTACCGATCGGAGGCCCGGACGCTGCGCTTGCAGCTTGAACAGCAAGAGCGCGCCCGCCAACAGGAGATCGAGGAACTTCGCTCCCAGCTCAGCACAAGCGAAACCTCGCTTGACGATCTACTGACAGCGGAAGAGCGCGAACTCATCGATCCAGATGTGCTGCAAGCGTTTGTCAAAGTTGCTGATCGCGTGGCCGCTCGCCGGCAGAAGAGCGTGGATGTCCGAGCCGAAACGTTGAAGGCTCTCCAAGAGCGAGACGAGCGCCGCGTGCGCGAATACCGCGAACAGCTATTGATTGACCCCACCCGTGGGTTGCATAATCTTGACGTGCTCAGCCGTGACCCCCGCTTCGTCGAGTGGGCGCAGTCTGACGACGTTGATCTTGATAGTACCCTCAACTCGCTGTTGAATGCCCGCACCGAGAAAGACGTTGACCGCTACGCAAGGGCAGCAAGCCGTAAAATCGCTCAGTTCAACACTCAGAGCAAACGGCAAGAGAGGCAACCAGCCGACCAGCATACCGCCGACCCGCAAGTACGCTTGCACGCCGGGATGCGCCGAAGCAACGCTCCTCGCATTTCCGATGCAGATCGGGACAAACTTCTCGTACAAGCGAAGGCTCTTGCGCGAAGCGGAAATTACGCCGACCGCGCAAAAGCTAACGACATTCTCAGCAAACTCAACTAAGAGGTTACAACAATGGCACGCAATCTTTCTGCTGCTGGTTACGATAGCGTCGAGGGTAGCTTGTGGGCACCCCCGAGCATCGCAGCCAAAATCGTTTACAACTACCACATTTGCTCGCTGACTCCTCAGATCGCAAAGTCTGACTTCCTCTCGGAAGATGACTTGTTCTGCGGCTCGAAGGTCATCTACGGTGTCGAGCAAGACCTGAACTTGTTTGGTCAGGAGACCGACAACAACGAGAGTCCAGAGACTTTCTCGGGTCCGGGCATCGACAGCGCCTCTCTGACGGTCTGCCAGTCGCGCCGCTTCGAGTGGAAAATCTCAAACCAAGATAAGCGCATGATGTGCGAGAACCTCCCGCGCTGGGAGTCGAACCTGCGTCGTCAGATCGGCAAGGGCATCCAGAACCTCGTAGACGCCTACAGCGTCCCGAAGATCATTGCCAGCGCCGCTCCGTACAATGTGGGCACTACCGCTGGTAAGGAGACTCGGGGCATCGACTTGGGCGATCAAGGCGCGAACGCATTGCCCGGTAACACCAACGACGGTTTCGAGAACATGATCCTGTCCCTGCGCGAAGTCGCGCTGGAAGCAGGAATGCTCTGCGGTGAGGGTGAACTGGCTGGCGAAGGCAACACTTCCGATCCGGTAATCATCATCCCGCTGCGCCTCGAACGGTATGCCTTGAAGCTGCTGAAGTCGCTCAACCAGTGCTGCTCTGACCGCAACGCTATGGTCACGGGCTTGATTGGCCACATGTACGGCTTCCGTATCATGACCTCTCGCTGGCTGCAACCGGCCAACTTCGGTGCGGCGGGCAACCTCGCGCCTGTTGTGATGGTTGATCCTACCCAAGTTCTGCACGCCTTTGACGTGGTGACGAACAAGTGGTGGGAAGGTAAGTTCGAGGACTATCTGGTTGGTGAGTTCGTGTGGGATACCCACGTATTCAACCCGGATGGTGTCGCTGTAGCCATCTCGCAAGTCTAATAGGAGATACATAAAATGGCACGTTCTGAAAAAGAAGCAACTAACTTGCAGGTGTTCCGTGGTTCTCGTCCTCGGCAAGATGTCTTTGCCAAGCACTCGAACGACGGCTGCTGCGCTACCGGCCCCTCGGCTGACTACGACAAGCTGGATTGTCGAGTTCGTTTCGACAATGCGCTTGCGCATAGCAACCCCACGGGTGCCAATGACAAGTTCATCTTCCCGCTCGGCAGTGGGTTTGCTCACGACAAGGATGACATCATCAAGCACATCAACGCGAACGGCGTTGGTGCCTCTGTCTCCATCTTGACCATCCCGACCTATGCGTTCATCACGGGTATCGGTATCCATGTCGCGGCAGAAGAACCGGGCTTGACGTTCACGCTTGCTCTGCGCAACGACACCACTGGCATCATCGCTGCGCTTGAAGACAACGCTATCGGCGTTGAGACGAGTGATGTGGAAGGCGAGTGCTGCCCTGCACGTGTTCTCGCCAACATAGTTGACTTCCCAGCCATCGGTGCGCTTGGGAGTAGCCGAACCATCGACTACTTCTTGCCGGCCCACGACGTGCGCGACACGTTCGTGCTGGAAGCGGATGAGTTGATGTTGGTGGTTGACACCATGCCGTCCTCGGGCGTTGTCACGGGAGCCTTTGAGATTCAGGTCTCCGTGAGCTACAACGTTATTCACCGAGCCGAGTCGTAAGTAGTAAACCCGTAGCAGGGGCGGTGCAATGCCCGCCCCTGCTCTCGCTTTGAAAAACAACCGAGAGCAATCACAATGAGTGCAAACAGAGTACAGAGTGCCCGTAACGGGCTGTTCATCGAAATCCCTACCCAAGCGCGCGGGGTGATCCATCGCTTCGCCACGCCGGGTGACAACGAGCTGATCTTCAACAAGATCAGCCCCTCCAAGATCAACGCGGGGAAGCGGGCCTCCGCCAAACCTGTTATCCTCGGGGACGACGCGCCGAAAGAAGCGCGGGAGTAACCCCTGACACCGTAGGAGCTTTCTTGCATGGCTGTGCCCCTCCACCTTCGCTACAGTCCTGTCAACTGGCTTGTCATAAATTGGGGGCACGGCTTCGGGGCTTTCAGCGATTGCTCCCTGCCGCGCCCCCGCTGTTCGTTGGACGAGGGAGGGGAGCCGACCACGCCGGTCTGCACGCCGCTTCCGATCCAAGAAGCCATTGACACCTATGGGTGGGGGCGGTGGCTCTCTGAGGTGATCGTGGGCATTGATGACCCGGATGATGAGATCGCTGCCAGCTACGTGAGGGAATCGGCTATCGAGTTTGCCCGTGATGCGCGTGTGCTCCAGCGCGAGGTGGTGATCGAACTCCAAACAGGAGTGAACACCTACCCGGTATTCCCCTACGAGGGGGAGCAAATCGTAGGTGTGCTGCGAGCCAACCGATCCGAGGTGCGCTCAGATACTTGCTGCCAAGCGCAGACCCGTGCAGGTTCAGTGTTTGGCCTAGACTTTGTATTTGATGCGGCGAGACGCGAGGTGACGGTCAGAGGCACCTTCTACGACGGAGAGCTTTTGCGCTTGCTCGTGTGGGCTTCGCCTACAGAAGACGCCTGCGCACATGACGTGTTCCTCTACGATCATTATCGTCGAATCATCGCGCAGCAAGCCCGTAGTCGCTACGCTGTAGCCGTGCATTTCAGGGATAAAGAACTGATGCGAACCCTGCAACCCCCTGCTGAATGGGAGCGGGCAATCTTGCTCGCAAAACGCAACTCGGCGTCCATTCCGCAAGCGCGTGCTGAAAGAGCTGGCGGAACAGGCATGTGGGGAGGAAGACGCTCATGACGCTGTATGATTGGTGCCGAACGATCGCGTTCGCGCTAAATGATGACGAGCCGGGGCTTCCGTTTCAGCGATACCCGATAAGCGGGATGATCGACGCATACAACGCGGCGATGTGCATCGTTGGCGATTATCGCGCTGACCTGTTCACCGAGCTGCGCATCGTGAGGCTGGCTTCCGGCAAGCACCAAGACGTACGTGGGTGTTGCATGAACGTGCTTGGTGTCGTGGACCAGACGGATGCCGTGGGCAACATCGTACGAGAGCTGGGCGGTAGATCGGGTAAGAAACCGCGCTTGGCAGACAGGAACTGGACGAGGGCTGTTTGCCTGCGCGATGACGACGCTGGCTATCTCATCGACTACACTGAGATAGACCCTGCACTCAACGGCAGGTTTACCGTGCACCCCCCGGTTCCTTGCGATACCGAAGCGTACGTGATGGTAAAGTGCGTAAACAAGCCCTGCTCGATGAGCGTGGCAGAGCAGAATGCAGTTATCGAAGCGGATTGCTCACATACCACGGCTGCTTGGCATTACGTGCTGGCGCGAATGCTCTCGGGAGATAGATTCAGCAACGCTGCTGGAGGCAATGCCGACTACCATTACAAGATGTTCTTCGAGCTTCTTGGTATCCAGCAAAAACTCGAAGAGTACGCAGAGATCAATAAAGAGGTAAAGACAGATGCCGTGCAACGATAAGCCAACAAACTGCGCGCCTTGCGGGGATTGCCCCCCTGCACCTGCACCTGTCCTCCCGCGCTGCGACATCGTGTTGCCGGACGGGGTGTTCACGACCGCGAACATCACGGTGGAGAACGGCTGCATCACGGTAGTGGAGAGCGGAGAGCCATTCCTGTACCAGCCTGATCTCTGCTGCGGTGGCGGTGGCGGTGGCGGCGGTGGCGAGGGCTTGCAGGGCGACCCCGGCCCTCCGGGGCAGAACGCGACGATCATGGTCGGCACGGTATCCACCCTTGCGCCGGGAAGTCCAGCGACAGTGACGAACGCGGGGACGAACACGAACGCTATTCTGGACTTCGGTATCCCTGCCGGCGCTCCGGGCGGGGGTGGCGGGGGTGGATCGGGGCTTACATTGAACAGTGGCGGGTGGTCGATCACTTCCGGGTTGATCCAAGCGGTCCCGTTTCTTTGGCCTCCTGTAGTTAGCATTACAGGCACTGTTGACTACACAGGGATGTCAGTAGCATCGACAAAAGACCCAGACGGGATAGCGAACATAACAATATCAGGGTTTGCTATCCTCGTCAACGATCTGGAAAACACGATGGATAACAAGGATAGCGTGCTGCGATCTGATCTCGAAGACCTTATCGCAGACTTGCAGGCGCAGATCAATGCTATCAATAACTGCTTGACGAGTAATAGTATCTCCTGCTAATGCCTAGTTTTCACACTAATTCCTTCGCTGGCTCTATCCCGCGCCTAGAGCACCATTTGCTGCCGAAGGGGGCGGCGGCAAGAGCGCTCGACTGCAAGTTGCAGAGCGGGGCGTTGAGTTCTTGGCGCGAACCACTGCTCATTATGCCGTTGCAGCAAGGAACCAAGAGCGTTCGCTACATAAAAGACTGTTGGCACCAATACCCTTCGCGGGTTAGTATTGCTTTCGGCTCGGTCAACTGCGATAAGCTGTACCTGACCGAGTTCTACGATTACCCGGTAGAGCTATCGTTCAGTGAGCATTGCGAGCCTGTGGTGCGACGACTTGGGGTTCCCTGTGCGGTAAGCCCGCTCACTGTCATTGCAGGTACGTTGAATGACTCGGCAGAGAGAGATACCGAGGTGCGTTCATACGTATACCAATATGTTGACTCACTGGGTAACAGGGGCGCGTTGTCGAGGGCAAGTGAGCCGCAGCTCATCCGTGACGGGCAAACCGTTGCGTTAACGGGGTGGACGGCCCCTGACCCGTCATGGGATGTGGTTGCCGTGAGGTTGTACCGCTCTGTCCCCTCGGTAGGGCAGGCCATGCCTACCATAGCAAATACCATGCAAAACGCTATGGACACTGCGTGGATGTTTGTCGCAGAAGTAGCGGTAGCAACCTCCTCGTACTCAGACAACATCCGTAACGAGGATTTGACCTCAGCGGCGGAGGAGGATGTAGTCGTACCGCCTCCTGAAAATCTTAAAGGTATAACACACATAGCGTCTACGAACGCTCTCGCTGGGTTTGTCGGTAAGAGAATCTACTTCAGCGAGAACAACCACTACCACAACTGGCCGTTCTTTCTTGACTTAGATGACAATGTTTGTGCAATCGTCGAGAGCAACAACGTGCTGTACGTGGCCACGAGCGGGCACCCTTACATTATTTCAGCGGCGGTAGGATGCGAGCAAGCAGATAACAGACAGGCTGTTCGCTTGCCTCTCCCGTTGCCGATGGCTGGATGTGGCAACGATGCTATGCTGGCTGTTCCTCAAGGGGCTGTATACCCATCGCATGATGGGCTGGTCGCGTTAGGGGGTACTTCGCTGCCACAGCTCATCACCACGCCTTTCTATTCTAGGGAGGATTGGCAGAGGCTCTTTCCGCAGAGCATCATCCCTGTACTGCACCAAGGCAAACTCTTCTGCTTTGGTGCAGGGGGTTCGTTTGCGATGAACGTATCAGCCGGGGGCGATAACGGATGGACAATAGATAGCCATACCGAACTGTCGGATAGGGTTATCAACGCATTTACCACTAGTCAAGGTGCGCTGTATCTGGTTAAGGCGGACGGCCTGTGGCTATGGGATCGCGGTACTACGTTGCGCCCCCATCGCTGGGAGAGCGCAGAGGTAGTAGCGAATACCGAAGTCAACTTTGGCGCAGGCCATGTGCGGGTAGCAGGTGGGGGTGAAAACCTCACGGTCTTCGTTGACCGAAAGAAGGTGCTGGATCGGCCCATCCTGTCACCCAAGCAGTTTCGCCTGCCCAACTGGGCTATCGGGACGCGCTGGTCGTTTGCGCTGGAGGGCACAGCTACGGTAACATTAGCCTCGTTCGCCTCCTCAATGAAGGAACTCACCGCATGACATTCTCGGTTATAGCACCCCCCGGCGATGAGCAAAAACTGAAAGAAATAGGCGTAGAGGTGGTAAGAGCTGCGCTACGACTTGGTTTTAACATGGATGCAGAAGGTTTTTTGACCGCGTGGGTCGGTGAGGGTGTGCGCGTCTTGGTGGACCGAGACGAGGAGAAAGAGATAGCCGGGATACTTCTGCTAGTATGCGGGAAGCGCTGGCTGCATAGTGATTACACCGCATCTATCCTCGGAATGAAGGGACGCGACGAAGCAGGGCTGATTGACTTCGCTAAGAACATTGCTTCTGCCATAGGTGCCTCAATACTTTTCCGAGAGTTCGGTTTGGCGGAGACTACCCCCGAAGGCGTACAAAAGCATGTTGTTTTTGGTTTCCCGCTACAGTAAGGAGTTGATGCCGCTATGCTGGGTGGATGTGTAAGCGACGCTGCCTACGTCAAAGCCTCTGCTGCGCAGGGCAAGGTGATATTGAAGCAAGCGATTGTGGATACCGCTATACAAGTGGGGCTTGCTCTTTGGCAACGCAATGCTAAAGAATCCATCAGCCAGATGCAAAATGAGATCGCCGATCGCCAGATGAAATTGGCGGAAGCGTTGCAAGAGCATGCCAAGAAGTTCTGGCCTCCTGAAGAGGCTCTGATTACCGATGCGTTCAACGAGCAGAAAGTCACCGAGAATTATGTCGCTGCGGCAAGTGGCTGGGGTGGCATAGCACAAAAAGCAGTTGCTGACGGCAGAGCGGGTTGGGTACTAGAAGCAAGAAGAACGTGCAGCACCCCCTCGGTTTGTGAAGATGCCCGCTTCCAGCGCAACGGTGTGGCTATCCGCACTGACATAACAGCATTTGCTTTGCGAACAGAAGAGGCTAGAAAAGACGCCTTCAACGACAGACGCTACGAGCGCCAGTACAAGCTGCTTGGCCTTGGGCGAGGGCTTATCGCTAACGTCATTGGCTTCCAAGGGAACTTTCTCGCGGCTGGTGGAACTGCCACACGTCTTCTGGAAAGCGCTGTCAATACAGCGCGTTCAATGTACGGCTATAGCTCGACGCGGCGTGATCCACTGCAAGGGGGCTATGGTGCACAAATCGAAGCGACTCTGCTTGCGCCCTACAAGCCAGAAAACCAAAAGCTGATCTATGAAAGCCTGCCTGACGGGAGAACTGCCTAATGGGTATGACAGGTTGCTCTTCCTGCATGGGGTCAGCGGGGTATTCAGCGGGTGAGTCTGGACGCTCCGGGGCAGCGACAGCGGCGTTGGTTATACGCCAAATTGCCGCGCTCGCTATTGCTGTAGACAACTCGAATCAACTTGTAAAGGCATACCGCCGTTTGCGTGATATTTCAGATAGGAGTGTTAAACTATCTGAAAACGAGCAGGCCCATCTCGAACAAGTTTACTGGCCGCGCGAAGAACAATTCCTAGCGGAGTTCTCGGCACCTGAAGAGATTGAAGAAATTGAGGTTCTCGGCAGGCGCTACGCAGGTCGTTTAGTGTCCAGTATTTCGGCTGGATTTGCGACGCAGATAAGAGCGTTGCGTTGTGGTGCTTCTCGCTACAACACAAGTGCGTACAGCAAATCACTACAAGATATTATCCAAGCGAGAACAGTTGCTCTGGCGAGCGCTCGTGTCCTTGGGCGAAACATCGGGTTTGCGGAGGTGCAGGCACGCACCGACACTAACTACAACCGTAGAATGCAGGCAGTGGCGATGGGTAAGAGTCTATTGGCTGAAGCGCAGACGCTGCTGGGCACGGCAGGGCGAGGACTTGCCGCAGCGGTTGGCGACGCCTCGGAGGGGTTCAACTCTGCCATCGAAGCCTTTGGCGCGGCGCGGCAGGACTGGAAGAGCTACCGAAACGGGACGCTACTCAACGGTCCGCCAAACGAAGACGTTTCGGCTCCGCGCTTCAGGCCCACGGCGGGGCAGAATACGGGGGTCAACCCGATGGACGTGAAGGGCGCGATGAACAACTTTTCCAGCGCGGGGACAGCCGATGTGGCAGTGGACTTGAGCGTAGGAACGGGAATCCACCCGAACGTGTATGCGAACAGTCAACCGACCATCCACTTCAACCAACAGTCAGAACGGATCAACGGTGGTATGATCGTGGACCACGACCTTGTGCGCGCTGGCACCGTGGAGTTTCCTGTCAAGGGCGTAACGGGCGGCACTTGCACCGTGTCGATGGACGCCTTCGGTCTCAAATTTGTTGGCGATAAATCGCCAATGCCTGCTACGGGCGGGGGCATGGGCATGGTTATTAAACCTTACTAAGCGAGAATAACATGGCTATTGACGCAAATGCTTTTGCCAGAGGGGCTAGGCAAGCGCTAGAGGATAACATCCGTGAAGACGAAGCGGCGTACAACCGTGCTGTTCGCATGCAGCAATGGCAAGAAAACATGCAGGCGCGTAGAGCTGCGGAGTATCTGTCTTCTGTCGCGGGCAACAGGCAACTCGCGGCGGACCACGGGATAAGCCCTACCGAGTTCTTGATCCAGCAACGTCGTCAGATTCTCGACGACATGGCCAAGCGTGGAGTTCCGCAAGGAGTGCAGAGCCGAGTGCTTAGCGAGCTGGCTAATATGGCCGTTGTTGAAGCGAGTGGGTTGAAGCAGCGGGGAGATGTCGGGGAAGCAAACCGCCTCATGGAGACGTTCGGCCAGCAACGGGTCTTTGACGACTTGGATCAGGCCAAGTTGCGCGGAGATGTCAAAGGCATCGCTGATGCCTTGAAGCGAAGAGGTGCCAACGTCGAATATCTACCAGAGAGCGGGAACGTTCGCTTCAACGGCGTTGAGTTGAATGGTGCTGAGTGGGCGCGCCAAGTCATCGCCGGAGGGGAAGGCTCTGCGATGGGCGGGCTAAATGCGGTGGCCGCGTACCAAGAGCGTGTGCGGCAGGAGAAAGCGCAAGATGAACTGTTTAACCGGGCGCTGGCGCTGAGCGGGTATCGTATCTCGCCAAGCGGTGTGCTTGAGGCTGTCCCGAGTGCGGTAGATACCCCTAGTGCGGAGGAAAGTGTCGCTGGCGCTACACCTAGCACTGCTGTTGCTGGTGCGCCTGCTGGGGGTGCGCCTGCTGGGGGTGCGCCTGCTGGGGGTGCGCCTGCTGGGGGTGCGCCTGCTGGGGGTGCGCCTGCTGGGGGTGCGCCTGCTGGGGGCGGTGTTATATCCACCGTGTTGAACAGTAATCCTTCCAATATGTATGACACCACTCGGAACGAGATTAACTCGCTTGTTGAGTTTTACAACAAAGGTTTAGGCGGCGTGCACCGTGAGCCGCCTGTCTTCACCGGCTCCGCGCGTTGGCTTACCCCAGAAGAGGGAAACCGGACTTCTTCGCGCTTCCAGCAAGAGAATGTAGGGCTTCCTCCTAAACTAAAGCAACTGCTGGAGGAGTTGAGATACGCAGCCGGGGAGTGGGTTAAGTAATGGCTGCACGAGATAAATACCTAGAGGCGCTAGAGAACCCGGATGCGCGCTTGATGCTCGATCTAATCGCGGCAGCGGAGGGTGTTTCGCACGGTTATAGAACAGGGTTTGGTAATACGCAGCTAGGGTCTCTCGACGATCACCCAAGGGAGTTGAAAGAGTTTCGCCAGACTGACGGCAAGAGAAAGCTAACGAGTGCAGCGGGACGCTATCAATTCACTAGCAGAACGTGGGACGACGCAGCCAAGAAAGTCGAAGCAAATGATTTCTCCCCGCTCAACCAAGACCTAGTGGCGCTTTACCTGATAGACAGGAGAGGTGCGCTTGATGATGTTCTCGCCGGGCGCTTCACTGAAGCGGTAGGAAAGCTGGGCAAAGAGTGGGCAGGGTTGCCCTCTAGCAACTACCTGCAACCGAAGAAAGGGCAACAGTGGGTGGACGACTTCATCGCACAGCGGAGGGGTATTCGCTCGGACGTGGTGAGAGAAGGAGCAAAGGCAGTGTCTGATACACTGATTAACCCTGTAGGCGCTTCGTTGGCGCAGTTGCCGGACAAAGCGGGTGGTTTGATGGCGCTCGTACAGGCGCTGAACGATAAGTCCGTCGCCCCGCGAAACGAGACCGCGAGTGCAGAACCGAAGAGCGAAGCTATCGGATACTTGCCGAATATCGGTGCACAAAACTCTCCGAGCGCGCTGATGCAGGTTACCGACCTTCAGGATCAAAGAAGAACGCCGGAAGTAGAGCAGCGGAATACGTGGGAACAGGAATACATGGCGGATTCGTTGGACGCTGAGGCGGATGCGCTGAGACAAAACGCAGTGCGTTCTTTCTTCGGGGAACAAGAAGTACCATTCATCGCCCTGCCGAAGTCGGTAGAAGATGCGATCAACGTAGCTATCAGGAATCTTTGACGTGGCGAAAGACCCCTTTGAATCGGTAGTGGCGCTCCTTACTCCTCGTGATTTCGCGGGAGAGCTGCTTCGCGCTGATAAACTCACTGACTACGGTGGGCCTGACAGCTCTACAGGGCGGGTAGCTTCCCCTCTCTCCTTGGCGGGTAGGCTGATTGCCCAGCGAAGAAGAGAAGACAGGGAGCAGGAGCAGCAAGTAGCTATCCCTAGTTTCTCCGGGGTTAGTTCGATTGAGGGTTTCAACGAGTTGCCGTACTCAGTAAAGCGAAAAGCCTACGATGATTTCGTCACGAAGGCTGAAACTGCGTTCTTGACGGCTAACCCTACTGCGAAGGATAAGGACAAACTTGCGTGGCAAAACGCATTGCTTTCCGCGAATCCGCCTCCCGAAGAGCCGAGCACATCAGGCTGGGGCGCTACAGGCGATTTCTTCTCTGGCCTAGCTCAAGGTGCTATTGGTAGCGCAAAAGCTGTCACTGACCTAATCGATCCTAGCTCCACTGAATCCGCTTGGTTGCAGAGCGCTGTCGAGGGCTTGCAAGACGCGCAATCTGATGTGCAGAAGAACAAGCGCAAAGAGATTGCCTACGCTATGGCGGGGCTTGAGGGGGAAGACCTTGGTACGTTTGATCGCTTTATGCGAGAGGCTGGCATTCAGGTAGAGAACCTAGATGCTACCTCGATCGCGGAGATCGCGGGCAACGTCTTGCCGTTGCTGATCGCTACTGGCGGTACTGGCGCGATAGCGAAAGCGGTTCTCGGTGCAAGCAAAGCCAAGAAGATAGCCACGGCAGTCGGCGCTGTGACAGGAACGGCACTTGGTGCGGGTGACGCTTCGGGACAGGCGTACCAAGAAATCATGGCCATGACGCAGAAAGAGTTGGCCAAGTACCCTGAATGGGCGAACATGCTGGCGAATGCAGGCGGTGACGCTGCACGCGCGCAGAAAGTGCTGGCGACGAACGCTGCGCGTGTCGCTGCTGGCACCACAGCGCCTATTGCTGCGTTGTTGGCTTTGGGTCCGGGTTCGTTGGAGCGAGCCGCAGCACGCGCGGCTACGACAGGAACGGTCGGGCGAGCCGCCAAGAAAGGGCTTATGCGCGCTGCGGGTAAGCAAGCAGGCCATGCTATCAACGAGATGATCGACGAGATCAACTCTTCGGCTTCCGCTAACTACGCTGTTGGTGAAGTCACAGGCGACCAATCCCTTGCCAGCGTGCTGAGAGGCACGGGCGGCGATGCTGTGCTGGGGGCGCTGGGCGGACTCGGCGGTGGTGTGGTCACGGCAGGGGCAGAGCGCGTCATCCAAGGAAAACGAAAGACTGGGCCGGAAGACTTGCCGCAGACAGGCAAGGGCAGGCCGGTTGTCGTGGACTTGGGCGGGGGCGTCAAGCTGGTGCGCAACCCGGATGGCACGATGGGCTACGCCAAAGGCTCCGCCACCAGTGCGGCGGCAGACGCGCTGATTCGGGCGAGCAAGGGCGCACCTGCGCCTACACCTACGCCTACACCTACGCCTACACCTACGCCTACACCTACGCCTACACCTACGCCTACACCTACGCCTACACCTACGCCTACACCTACGCCTACGCCTGCGCCTGCGCCTACACCTGCTGCGGTAGAGAACCTACCTAACGGCAAGAAGCGAGTCACCTACCCGGACGGGAGTGTACTTGATGTAGATAGGCACGGCATACCCGCGTACGCAGAAGGCTCAGTCAGAACCCCGGCTGCTGACAGAATCATCATTACGCTAGGCGGTAACGTGGAGACCCCTGCGCCGACCGCTCCGGTGGCTGCGCCAGAGACCCCTGCGCCGACCGCTCCGGTGGCTGCGCCAGAGACCCCTGCGCCGACCGCTCCGGTGGCTGCGCCAGAGACCCCTGCGCCGACCGCTCCGGTGGCTGCGCCAGAGACCCCTGCGCCGACCG